AAGCCACGCCGGAGGCCCTGGGGGGACTCCAGACCTGCCCGCTGCCGCTCTGCGCGGTGGCCTATCCCCTCTTCCACCCGCGCCGCAAGACGCAGGCGTGGGCCACGGCGTGGACCCTGATCCGCGAGTCGATCTACGACCCCACGGATCGCCGGGTGGCGCAGGTGATCCGCACGGCGCGGATGATGGCGGACCTGCTGGCCCCGGCGTTGGCCGAGCCGCCGGGCGGGCCGCCCTGGGTGTCGTGGGCGCACCGGGTGGTGCGGCCTGACGGCTCCCAGCGGTGGATTCGCGACGGCGAGACAGGGGCGGACTTGGTGGGCTTCGGCTTGGTGCGGTTCCGCCGACGCCTCCGGGCCCGCTGGCCGGCCGCCTGGGATCCCGGACCGTGGCATAACCTCGACAGTCGGGTGAGTGACTGGCTCTACCGGCACGGCATCCGGGCGCACATCCACTGGCCGGCGGTCGCCCATCACCACGGCGATGCGTGCCATCCGTACCCCGACGAGGAGGCGGCGGAGGGGGTGGACGCATGACGGTGGATCTGGGATGCGGCCCGCACAAGCGGGCGGAGATCGGGCTGGACTGTGTCCCCGGCCCAGGCGTGGATGTGGTGTGCTGGGCCGGGTTCGAGCCGCTGCCCTTCGCGGATGCCAGTGTCCAGGGCTTTGTCGCCTACGATTTCCTGGAGCACCTGCCTGTCGCCGTGTGGGAGCGGGTGGTGGACCGGACGGGCCCGGAGGCGGAGCGGGTGACCGTCCGGGTGCACCGGCCGCGCATTTACCTCCTGCGGGAGATTTATCGGTGCCTCGTGCCGGGCGGCCTGTTCGAGAGCGTCACCCCGGTCGAGTACCCGGAGTGGGCGCAGGACCCCACCCACGAAGCGCCCCCGTGGACGGAGGCCACGTGGGACTACTTCTGTGGGGGACGGCCGGAAGTGCCCACGGCCCACTACGGGATTGATGTGCGCTTTGAGCTCCTGCTCCGGGAGCGGGTGGGACCCCAGGGCCACCACCTGCGCGTGATCGTGCGGAAGCCGGAAGGATCAGGATGAGTTGGGCTGTGGAAATCGAACCAGGGTTGTGGCAGGGGGAGTGGCCGCGGACCCCTGACGATGTGGCCCCCTGGGCAACGCTGGTCAATTGCTGTGCGGAGTGCCCAGATCCGGCCGTGCCTGGGAAGGTGTGGATTACGGTACCCATGGTCGATGACGGCCAGTGGGCCCCCGACCCGGTCCTCTTGACGGCGGTGGTGCGGATGGTCCGGGCTGCCCCGGCTCCCGTGCTCGTCCATTGCGGGATGGGGCGTAGTCGCTCGACCGCCGTCCTAGTGGCGATCCTGCGAGACCGACACCGGGACTGGGATGCCGCGACGGCCATCACGTGCGTGCGGCGGGTCAATCCCGAAGCGAACCCCAATCCGGCGCTCTGGGCCGCCGTGACGGCGTGGTCTCCGCCTGCGGACTGACGGCCTCAATAGAAACGCCTTAGGGAGGAGGGGATCCCATGGCGGGCCGCAATAGGACGCCACCACCGGGCCTCATCCCGGCGTCGGGGGAGGCCCAGCGCCTCCGGGTGCTCGACGCAGCGGTCAATGCGTGGCTCATGCAGCATACGGGGAAGACCCGGCGGACCTACGTCCAAGCCTGGCAGCGGGCGCAGCGGGCCTATCCCGCCCTCGACCCCGCCCTGACCCCGGACGACGCCCGGGCCTGCGTCCGGGCGTTGGAGCAGGCGGGGTACAGTGCGGCCACCGTGGATCTCACGGTGCGGGCCCTGGCCGCGCTGTGGGGGTACTGGCAGGCCCAGGGCTGGGTCCGCCAGAACCCTTGGCACGCCCTGCGGCTCGCGCCCCCGCCCGACCGGCGCCTAGAGCGGCGGCTGACGGAGGCGGAGGTGGACCGCCTCATTGCGGCGGCGGGGTCGGGCCGGAACGCGCTGTTCCTCCGGTTCCTGTACTTGACGGGGTGTCGGATCAGTGAGGCGGTGAGCGTGCGCTGGGGCGACCTCTTCCCGGCCGAGCAGGGGGAGGGGATCCTCCGGGTGGTGGGGAAGGGGCGGAAGCAGCGGGAAATCCGGCTCCCGGCGGGCCTCATGGGGGACCTCCGCCGGTGGCGGCAGGGGGACGGGCCGGAGGCCCCCATCTGGCCGTTTTCGGCGGCCCGGGGGTGGCAGATCGTCCGCCGGGCGGCGGAGCGGGCGGGGCTGGGCAAGCGCGTCAGCCCGCACTGGCTCCGGCACGCGCACGCGACGCACGCGATTGCGGCCGGCGTGCCGTTGCATGTGGTGCAGCAGACGCTGGGGCATGCCCGGCTGGACACGACGGGCGAGTACCTGCATGTGCTGCCGGGGCAGGGGAGCGGCCTGGTGTTAGCCGAGAGGTGGCGCAAGGGGGGATAGACGTGGCCCCCTACTCCACCACGCCCCGGATCGCAAAAAAATTTTTTGGAAAACGTTTGCGATTCGAATCCCATTGTTACACACTTCGCTGGTCTACTGGCACGTTAGCTAACGCGGCTTTTCTGAAGAGGACGGGCGCCGAGCATGAGGCGGGCGCCCTTCTCTTTCTCTTTTCGCGCGCGCGCGTGTATATGCGACGTGCCCATTCGCGGCGATGCCAACCGCGCCACATGCCTCACTTTGTGAATGTGTTCCCATTCACACTACCCCAAAAAATTTTCGGGCAGGGTATTGACACGGTACTGGTACCCATGTACTATGGCACCAGAACGAGGTTTCGGAGGAGGAGATGCCTCATGAAGCCACTGCCCATCGAACAGTGCCCGGCCACGATGCCAGCCCGGCCGGTTACGCAGAAGGACGTGCGGGCCCTCGTCCGGCACTATGCCCTGACGGCGCCGCGCGGCATCGAGAAACACTGGCGGTCCACGTATGTACGGGGGTGCTTGGCGGAGATCGCCCGCCATTACTGGCATCACGGTAACTACGGGCCGCGCGACGACGATGGCACCATGACAGGATGGGCCCGCGACGAATACGCCCGCAGTATCGCGGCCGATGGCATCCTGTACACGGTCGGCACGGGCCGGGACGCCTATGGACTGGCGCGCTATCTCTGGTCGCTCGACCAGTATGGCGTCATGCTCCTGGTCGAGCAAGTCGCCCGTGCCATCGTGCGCCAGCCCGGCCGCCTCGCGACAGGGTATGTGGTGGACGCGGTCAATGCCCATCCGATGGTGGTGGGCTGGGGGCTGGCGGAAGGATTCGAGTACCCAGCGTACTACCGCACACGCCAAGAGGAGTATTGGACCGGCATCGTGCCCTTGACGCAATGGCCAATCCATACCCTGTATGCAGCCCGCTAGGGACCGTCCCGTGCAAGCCGGGACCGGGGGAGCCATCCCCCGCTCCGCTCAAGGGCACAAGCCCCAGATCCCGGAGGAGGGCTCATCATGCACCAAGATCCAAGGAACGCACATTTGCAGTTAATACCCTGGCGCAAAGTGCGAGGGCACGCGGGTATGGCACGTCTCCACGCGGAATCCGTCGACGTCGGCTTCATCGATGTCTACCTACGAGCGAGCCGCGAATACCCGCAAACGGTCGGCGTCCTGTATCACAAGCCGACCGGGCGGCTCGTTGTGCTGGGGGACGTGCTGGCATTTTCCAATGATCGGCCAGCTTATATCCTCGGCGCGACGGACCAGATCCGGTGGCGCCAAGCCAAAGCGGTTGCGCCAATCGCCGCGAAGTTCGGTGCCCAGGTGTCGATGACCCAACGCTACTGCGCCGACTGGGCTGCGGGCGACATGCAAGGCACGCTCAAGGCCCCACGAATCCGGATCCAGATCCGATAACAGCCCGCAATTGGACCTGAAGAGGAGGATGCCCGATGGACTATCTCGCGTTTTCCAGCCGCCGCGAGGCGGTGGCGTACATCCGGGACCATCTGCTGGGGTGGAATGCCCACCCCGAGCGGATGAACATCGTGCGGCCCGACGGGACCGTCGCACCCGCCTGGGTCATCGCGTGCCGGATCGGCACGGGCGACCCACGCTACCTCCGCCGGGACGGCTACGTCCGTTAGGACCCACTTCGGACCAGAGGGAGGCAGGCCACCTACTCCCCCGATGGGGGCGGCACTCGAAAGGAGACGTTCAGATGTCCATGACGCGCGGTGTGATACAGGGCGATGTCAGTATTGCCTATCTGGGCTGCTACTGGCGGCCGTCTTCCGCATACCGGGCGGCCCAAGCCATCTCCGTGTTTCGCCTCCACTTTCCTGAGGGGGCGGAAGACGGCGCAATCGAGCTCTACCCGGAGCCTGTGTTCCGGCCCATTCCGGCCGGCGGTGCTGACGATGCAGCATTACTCGCGGACGGTTATACGTGGCATCCGGTAACTCACCCCGGCTGCGAAAAATGCCTCGGCGCGGGTATCGCCGACGTGCACAAAGAGTGGCGGCAGTACCGTCGCTGGGCCTCCATCCGGGCGCTGGCGCGTCGGCTGGAAAAGGCATGAGGTCGGCAAGGTCATGTACACCGACGTGCCTAAGTGTTGCGACCCCCGGCGGCGGCCCGACGCCGACCGGGGGTGCCCTCAGAGGAGGATGCCCCATGCCAACCATCACAGGGCACTCTCAGTATAGCATCTACCTCCAGACGGATTGGGTCGGCGGACGTGTGGGGTGGGTGGTCGCCGACCGGGCCGGGCGCGTCGTCGCGGACGGGTGGGCACCGGACGAACCGGGTGCTGTCGCCCAAGCGCACGCGACGCTGGACCGCCTGACGCGCCCCGCGCGGATCGGGCGGCAGCTTCGGTGGTGGTCTACATGAGCGCCGCCGCCCTCGGGCTCCAGACCGACCGCGCCTTGTGGGAGGAGGCGGCCGCCGCCTTGCGGGCCGAGCTCGCCCAGTGGGAGGAGGAGGAGGCGGCGGTCCTGGCGGAGATCACGGCCGACATTGCGGACCGGCTATGGGCCACTCAGCGGGCCCTGCCGACCCTGCTGAGCCGGATCCGGGAGGTCACGGGCGGGCGGATGCTCCGGCCCGGCAGTCCCGATACGGCGCAGGATTGGCGGGAGAGTGTGCCGGCCCACTACCGGCGCATGCGGGACGGCGTGCCGGCGGATGAGGTGGCCGCCGAGTTGGGCTTCGAGTCCGAAGCGGCCTTGCTCGCCGCCTGTCGGGCGGAGGCCGGGCACCTGTACCACACACACGCCGACGCCTGGGCCGCCGCCGAGTGGCAGGCCGCCCAGGATCCCCGCTACCTCGCCTGGCTCGCGGAGCATCGGCCGGAGCGGGAGGCCCTGGAGGCCGAGCTCGCGGCCGTGGAGGCGTGGCTCGCCGCGCAGGCCCCATCCGTCTGGACCGTTGGAGCAAAGGAGGCAGGCCCCGATGGGCCGCAATCCGCACCTCAAGTCGTTGACGGTGAGCAATATCCATCCCGAGATTGTCGACCTGCTGCGATATGCGTCCCTCGCCTGGCGGATCCCGCAGTCCCGGATCGTCGAGGAGGCCCTGCGTGCATGGTTCGCGACCCATCCCGTCCCCGCCGTGATCCCCGCGCCGCCGACCCCGCCGGCCCCGGCCCCGGATCCTGCCCCCGGTGCGGACGGCCCGTCCCCGACCCCAGCGCCGTCTGCTGCCCCGCCTGCGGCTGGCTCCTGACGGCCCCGGGGCCGCCAGGCCGGGCCGACGCCGCCGTGCCGAACGGCGCACCCGAGGCCGTTCCGCCCCCGCCCGCCGATCCGGCCGCCCCGCATCCGGTGTATACGGGGGGCCCCGTGCGGGAGTGGCCCTCCCGGCGGCTGACGCGGGCTATCGTGATCGGGACGGGACTGCTCGCGGCCCTGGGGGTCGCCGGGGGGATCGGCTTCCTCGCGGGCTGGCTCGCGCCCCAGGCCCAGATCCATGCTGCGTTGCAGCAGCTTAATCCGGGCCTCTACGTGCACAATGTCCGGCCGCCCGCCCCGACGCCCCCGCGCGACTCGGCTCCGGCCGCGACCCCCGCCCCCGTGTCGGGGCAACCGGCCCGCGTGACCCCGTCGCCAGCGTCCGCGCCGACCCCGGCGGGGCCGCCCGGGCCACCGCGCGGCTGGCAGGTGATCCACGTGTCGGCGTGGCCGGCGCCGCCCGCCCAGTGGGCGCAGTGGGAAGCCGCGCACCTGACCCTGCCCGTGCACCCGGTGCGCGACGGGGCCTGGGTAGCGCAGGGCACGATCCCCGGAACGCACCAAGCCCTGTGGCTGGAGGCCGTGCCCGCCGGGACCGGGAGTCGGCTCCTGTGGGCGACCCCGGCGGCCGGATCGCCGTGACGACGCCGGGGCGCCGGCGTGTGCCATCCGTGTGCCCTTCGTAGTGCTAACTATCGTCGGGACGCTCCAAGGATCCGCTGGGGTACGCAAGGGGCGCAATGGACCGGCATAGGCCGGAACGGCCTTGCGGTGCGGATCGGCGGCCATCGGCCGACGCGGGCGGGCCATGCCGACCCCCCGCCGACCACGGGGCCACCATTGTCGTCACAGGGGATCGCGGTGTGTCCTCTCGCCCGATTTCCAAGCAGGCCAAGGCTTTCCGGCCACGCGGGCACATGCTCAGCGCGGGCGTGTGCCCTCTTGTGTGCCCTCGGCAAGAATCCGCTGGCTGACGCGCGCCGCCGCGTCCGCCTGGTCGCGGAGATCGGCGTGGAGGTAGACCCGGGCCGTGATGGTAGGACTGCTGTGCCCGAGCCGGTCGGCAATGACTTTCCAGTCGGCCCCCGCTTGGCGCAGCAGGGTCGCATGCGTGTGCCGGAGATCATGGAGGCGGATACGCGGGACGCCCACCCGGTCGCACGCCGCCGCGAAGGCCCGCGCCACATTCCGGCGATTGGCCGGGGTCCCCGTGTGGGTGGTAATCACCAGATCCGCAGCGGGCCAGTCACGTCCCAACCGGGCGCGGTAGGCGGCTTGCCGGGCGGCTTGTTGGTCCAGCACCGCCCGGAGGGCGTCGTCCAGGGCGACCGGTCGGCGACTTCGGGCCGTCTTCGGTGGCCCGAAGCTGGTGCGACCCCGGACCTGACGGATCCAGATCACGCCCTGCTCCAGATCGATATCCGCCCAGCGCAAACCCAGGATCTCCCCGATGCGGAGGCCCCCCAGGAGGCCGAGCGCCCAGACCGCGCCGTACCAGTCATCGGCAGTGCCGGCCAAAAACTGGCGTGCCTGGGCCGGTGTCCACCAGCGTTCCGGTGGGAGCCCGACGGGGGGGCCGGAGACGCGCGCCATCGGGTCGTCCCGGATCCACCCCTGGCGCCAGGCCCAGCGGACCGCCGTCCGCAAGACCTGCCAAGCGATGCGGATGGTGGTGGGGCTGACCCCCCTGGGCTCACCCGAGCCTTGGCGCGGGGTCTCCCGCCAGGTCGCGAGGACCGTGGTGAAGGTCTCGGGCGTGAGGTCGGCCAATCGCGTCGCGCCGAGCGTGGGAGCGAGCCACCGGCGGACGACGTAAGTGTAGAGCTCCGTCGTGCTGGGCGAACGGTGCGGCTGAACCGCCTCCGCGAGCCACTGGTCGAACAGCATGCGGAGCGGGCGATACGCCGGATCCTGCGCCATCCGCGCCCGCCGCGCGGCGTCCGCTTCAATCGCGGCCTGGCGCTCCCGCCAGATCCGGGCCGCCTCCGCCTTGGTGCCCGTGACCACGCGCGTTTCGCGGAGCCGTTTGCCCGTAGCCGGGTCCCGGCCGAGTTCCCAGGTGAGGCGCCAGGATCCGGGCTTATGGCGGCGGAGGTTCATGGCAGGTATTCCAGGGCCGGCTCATTCGTGGTATTCGGGGGCACGGCATTCCACGGCGATGCCCACACCCGGCCCTGAGCCCACGTGTACTGAATCAGGACTTGGGGGGCCGTGATCAGGTTGTCCGTCCATTGCGCGAAACTTTCGCCGGCCGGCCACTCTGGGTAGCTTACGAGGATGCTGGTGCCCCCCGCCGTCACGTGCGGGAACAGGACCATGCGGCTGGCGGACCACCCGACAAACTGCGTATCGTGCCAGAAAAACACCGCTTGACCCGCGCCGTCCGCGCTCCCCCGCCAGGACCCCACCACGGCGGTCAGCCAGCCCCCCTGCCCGTCCGGTACGGTGACCGGGGCCGCCGTGGGATAAAACGCATCGCGGGGCAGGCCCACGTCGGCGGAGCCAACGGGGAACGTGTGGGCCATTACCGCTTGGATCGCGGCTGAGGACGGCACTAGGGGAGTCGGGGCCGTGGCCGGGGACGACGGCGTCGGTCCGGGCCCGGCCGACCGACTCGGAAGCGTGGGGGACCCGGAGATGCTGGGGGCCTGTGCCGCCGATCCGGCCCCGACCGGGCCGCACCCGGTCAACAGCCCCATCGCGAACCCCAGCGCAACCCAAGACCCGCGCATACGCTTACGCCCCCTCCCCCGGCGAGTGACGGGATGCCAGTTGTTGTACCGCCCCGTGAATGTCGAGAATCATTTGGAGGTATTCGGCCCGCATCCGAAGCCAGGCCCACAGCCACAGGGCGACGACCGCCACCCCGAAGGCCAGACCCGCCCGCAGGACTATGGGCAGGTCATACAGGATGGCCCCCGCATGGGTCCCGAGCACCCCGGCCCCCATCAGCGGGAGCCATAACATCCATTCCGCCACCAGGGCCAGGAAGACCACTATGCCTGACAGGGTGGCTCGGAGCAGGATATACAGCCGTGTGGCACCAAACGACCGCATGAGCATGTCCTCCCTTGGCGGGCCGCTGCCCCGTGGCGGCTCCGCAGACGGGGCACATCAAAAAACGGCGGAGGATACAACTCCTCCAGCCGTCGTGCGACAGCCTGTTCACTGAGACCGAGGTACCGAGCCAGGGCCTCCACCGACAGCGGCTGAACGGCGTTCATGACGAGGGCATCCATCAGGGCTTCGGGCATCAGAAAGGCCGCCGCAAAGCGGTCCGCCTCCCGCTCCAGGACATTGGCAGCGGACCCGTCCCGGTGCCAGAGGCCCCGGACGCGACGGTCGCCGTGCTGCAAAATATGGCCGATTTCATGGGCTAACGTCCATTGTCGGCGGGTCCAGGGTCGGGACCGATTGAGACAGATCCACCACAAGTCGCGATCCCGACCGGAGGTCCCGTCCCACGTGCGCGGTCCCGTTGGCTTGCCGATTACGGTAATACCGAGCACTTGGGCCAGGCGATTCGGACTCGGGGGATCCGGCGGTCGCCAGCCCAGGACCGTCAAGCACCACTCCGCCCACGATTCCGGTGTCATGAGCGTTGCCGCGCCTCCTACGACTGGGTTCGGTTTTGGCGCACGCGGGCCCGGTCTAAGCGAAAACGGACATAGGCCAACACTTCTTCATAGTCGTCCGGGCTGAGTTCGTGCCGTGCCCGGTGCATCAGATGCTGGGCCTCAAGGTCCTCATCGTCATCGAGGTACCCCGCGGCCCGCAAGAGTTCGTGATAGGGCACCCGCAGCACGGGGGCCAGCTTTTTCAGCACGTTCGGGGACGGCGGATTGATCACCTGGCCCCGGCGGATGCGGGACAAGTAGCCTTCCGTAATCCCAGCCCGCAGCGCCACGGAATTCAGCGACACGTTCCGTTCGGTCACAATTTGGTCGATGAGTGCCGCCAGTCGGCGGACTGCATCGCTCTTCGACGTGCCGTTCGCCATCAGCGGCCCCCTCCTGCCATAATCTCGATTCCATGCTAGGTTGCCCATGTGCATAGCGGCAATCCCTCCCCAGACCTATTTTGGTGCTTGACAACACAAGGCGACTAGTCCATTGTTACTACAGAGACAACGGAAAGATGGTGAGAGCCGACCATGCCCCACTCAGGCGTAGACTTGGATCGCGAACGGATGAAGGCGTGGCTGGCTTGGAAAGGCTGGACAGCCCGCGACTTGGCCCGGGAAATGGGATGCGAACGGACGTATGTGTGGCGCGTGCTAGAGGGCAAGGCCCGGCCCGGTGCCAAGTTTATGGCGGGTCTCTACCGGGTTGGACTCGACCCACGTGATGTTTGTGTGCTCCCGGGTGTGTTTACAGAAATAGCCCACAAAAAGACGCGGGCGCGCCGGGAGCGCCGGAAGGTGATGTGAGAAATGCCCATCATGAGTCTTCGCGCCTTCGCTCGGCTGAACCATGTCGACCGCGTGCGGGTCCGGCAGTGGATCGACGCTGGGATGCCGGCGCTCCAGCAGGGGCGGCGCTGGTACATCCCATCGCTGGAGGCGGAGGCGTGGCTCGCCGCGCAGGCGCAGGCCCAGCGGGCGGCGGAGTCGTCCCCCGCGCAGGAGGTGACGCACGCATGACGAGTCCCCACAAGTGGACGTTTCGGGCGCAGGGGACCCCCGATGAGATCCGGGATCGGTTCCACGCCCACCGGCGCGTGTACTGGCACCGGACCGCCGATCCGGGGGAGGAAGGGGCCATCCACCACGTCGTGGGGCATGCGCTGGCGCAGATGGATCCCACGCGCACCTATGTCGTGGAGCTCACGGAGACGGATAGCGCCCCCGACACGTGGAACTTGACGCTGTCCCTTTGGGCCCTAGATCGGGCCCCGGCGGCGCCGGAGGGATCCTGAGATGCCCGCCCCTGGCGCGGCGCACCTCGCGGCGCAGGCCCGGGCCCCGCACCTGATGGACGACCTCGGGCGGGTGGTCATTCCCGTGGCGATCCGCCGGGAACTGGGGTGGTCGGCTAACACCGCGCTCATCATTCGCCGCGACGGATCCCGGGTTGTCATTGAGCGATGGACAGGGACCTGTGTGTTCTGCGGGGCCGACAGCGATACCGAGCGCAACGTGCTCGGCCAGACGGTCTGTGCGGCCTGCCGGGCGACGCTGCGGCACGTGTTGGCGGAAGGGGGATCGACGCATGGATAGGGCCCGCGACACCTGCCCCAAGTGCGGGGCCCCGGCGATCCAGGTGCAGTATCAACGGAACGGGGTTGAGGAATGGTTGGACATCCGCTGCGGGCGGTGTGGCTACGTCGGGACCCTGCCGGTCTGGCACCCCGCCGGGGGACTGTGGCGGCAAGGCCCGTGGCGGGTGCTCTACTACGGCCCCGGCACGTAGCACAGCGACCCCGCCGGGGCTCGCGCGGCGGGGTCCGCAGTCAGATCGGCAGGAGGTACAGCCACATGACTGCTAAGGACAGTGTAGCCAGTATGGCGGAGTCGAGGCAAGATCGGACCCAATACATCGGCGGATCCGACGCGCCGGCGATTGCGGGCGTGGATCCCTACAAGAGCGCCTACACGGTCTGGTTGCAAAAGACCGGCCAACTGCCCATCGCGGCGGACCCCCCCAGTGAGGCGGCCCGGTGGGGGCAACTATTGGAAGACCTCATCGCTAAGGAATTTGCCCAGCGGGCCGGCAAAAAGGTCCGCCGCACGACGGCCCGGCTCACGCACCCGCAGTACCCGTACATCGCGGGTCATATCGACCGGTGGGTCCTGGGCGAAGGTCGGCCCGTGATCCTGGAGTGCAAGACCACGGGCGAGCGGCATGCCGGGGAGTGGGCGGACGACCGCGTGCCGGAGCCGTATCTGGTCCAGGTCCACCACTACCTCGCCATCACGGGCGCGTCGCATGCCTATGTCGCGGCGCTCATCGGCGGGCAGCGGCTCGTCTGGCGGCGGGTGGAACGGGATCCGCAATTGATTGAGCACCTAATCGCCTTAGAGACCACGTTCTGGGAGCAGTTTGTCGTCCCCCAGACGCCGCCGCCGGTGGATGATCACCCCGCGACGTGGGAGGCCCTGCGGCGGCTCTACCCGACCCACACGCCGGGCCTAGTGTACGACGTGCCGGAGGACCTGGGCAGCGCCATCCTGCGCCGGTACACCACGGCGCGGGCGCAGCGCGACGCGGCGGAGGCCGTGATGCAGCAGTGCGTGGCGGAGCTCCAGGCGCTGGCCCAGGACGCCGAGACCATCGTGTATCGCGGTCAGCGCATCGCGACGTGGCGGACCCAGACCCGCCGGACCCTGGACGCGGAGGCCCTGCGCCGGGACCACCCGGACCTCGCCGAGCAGTACACCCGGCCCGTGACGACGCGGCCGTGGCTGTGGGTCGGCCCCATGCGGGCCGCGAAGGAGGGACCGTAACCATGGCACGAGGCACGCAGGCCCAAACCCAGGCTCTGGCGCAGCAGTTGCAGACGCGGGCGGCGGCGACCCAGGCGGCGGGCAGCCGGGGGCGGACCGTGGCCGACCTGCTCCTGGCGGAGCGGGACCGCATTGCGGCCGTGCTGCCGCGCACCATCACCCCGGAGCGGTTGATCGCCGTCATGGTGTCGAGCCTCCGCACGACGCCCAAACTGGCTGAATGTTCGCCCGAATCCCTCATCAGCAGTCTGCATTATTGTGCCGGATTGGGTCTCATGCCCGGACCGCTGGGGCACGTGTACCTCATCCCCTTCTGGAACAGCCAGCGGAAAGTCTATGAGGCGCAGGCGGTGATCGGCTATCGGGGCCTGCTGGAACTCATCCGGCGGGGTAGTAGCATCCGCCTAGTCGCGGCCCACCCGGTCTGGCCGCAGGATGTGTTCGAGGTCGATTTGGGGAGCCGGCCACAGGTGACGCACCGGCCGGCATTCGCAGCCCGGCAGGGCGAGCCGCACCTGTTTTACGCCCTCGCCGCGTGGGATCAGGAGACGTGGGACATCGAGGTCATGACCCGCGCGGAGGTGGACGCGATCCGCGCCCGAAGCCGCGCTAAGGACAGCGGCCCCTGGGTGACGGACTACGTGGAAATGGCCCGTAAGACCGTCCTGCGGCGGCTGGCGAAGCGCCTGCCGCTCGCCTGGGAAGCCGCCGTCGCAATCGGTGAGGAAGAAGCCCGCGAGTACGGCGACGAGACCGCGCAGCGGGCGTGGCAGGCCCTGGCCCCGACCGCCGAGCCGCCTGGGGTGGCCGTGCCCGCTCCGGCACCCGAGGCCGCACCCGAGGCGGCCCCGGAGGCCCCCGCCGCCGTGCCCCCGGTGGCCCCGGCAGCGGACGCCGGGCCCGCAGGGCCCGAAGCCCCGGCGGAGCCGCCGTGGTGGCCAGAGTACCAGGCCCTCCGGGCCCAGTTGGGCGAGCAGAGTGCCGCCTATATCGCCAAGGCGGCCCTGGGGGTCGCGCGGGGCGGTGCCGATCCCCGGACCTGGACGCCGGAGGAGGCGAAGCAGGCCCTGACCGCGCTCCGGAAGACCTGGGCCGCGCGGCAGCGGGCCGAGGCGGCGGAAGGCGGTGAGGCCCGTGCCTGAGGTCTACGACGTGCCCTTGAGCCCCGGCCACCCGCACTGGCCCGCGGTCCGGGCTGGCATGGCGTCCGCTCACACTGATGTTGTGCAACGTGGCGGGCGGCCGGGGTGACGTTGGTATTGGCCCCGCGCGATGGCTGGTGGTTGCTGGGCTATGCCTGGGCGTCGCGCACGCCCGTGCATCTGGTCGAGCTTGTGCTGGAGGCGACCGACCCATGAGGCGCGTGCGCGTGCGGCCCTGCTCGCCGCTGTGGTGGGCCGGGCGAGTGATGGCGGGTGCCGCGACCGTCGGGTTCCTTTGGTTCGCGACCGTGGTGTTTCTCGAGCTCGGTGCGGTGCTGAGAGGAGGGCGGCCCTGATGGGTGAGCAGGAGCATCACATGACGTTTGCGCTATGCGGGCAGATCGCCCCGTGGGTCGAAGCGCGGAACAATCGGTGGGTCGAGGTCACGGCCGGCGTGCGACTCGATCCCAATACGGCGCTCTGGTATTCCGTACACATCTGTCCGTCCTGCCTAGCCCATCGGCTGGCAACCTGGCCCGAGGTCTGGGAGAAAGTCGGCCAGGCGTTTGCGGATCAACACCTACCGGGATCCGGGCAAGGGAGTCAGAAGTCATGAGCTATCAGTTGCAGTGCACCTTCTGCGGTGTGGAAATGCGAGGGATGTACGCTGCCGCGCCCGACGAGGCCGTTAACATCGCGGTTCAAGTGGATTTCGAGAGGGGATCGCGTAGCCTCGGCGGCGGCGTACTCCGCCTCTGGGCCTGCCAACTCTGTGTGCGGGTCGTCGACTGGACCGAGGTGGGCCAGGCACTCACCGCCGCGATTAGACAGTACGGCGTCGAGCATCATCCGGTGCTCAGCAAGTCGGCGGGGAAAGGGGATCTGCATGTGGCGCCGACGCCGTGACCCCGACCCCGTGACGGTGCTCCGGGCCCAGTACGACGCGGCCCAGGCGGCTTACGAGGCGGCCCTGAGCCGCTTCGAAGAAGCGTCCGGAGCGTGGGTGGATCTGGCCCTGTATGAACTCATCGCGGCGGACCAGCGGCGGCGGCAATTGTTGCGGGAACTGCGCGCGATCCCAGGGGGTGGACACGGTGGGCAACCCACCCGGCACCGTCCCGCACTATAGGACCCGGCGCGAGATGACCCACATCGAGCGCGTGTATACGTGGTACGACCGCCAGTCCTATCTCCAAGGCGTCTTCCGGATCCGCTACGAGGGCTACGCCGGGGCGTCCGGCTGGAGCAGCCGCTTCGACGTGCAGGTGCCGTGGAACCACCTACCGCTGAGCACGGCCCAAGCGGTCGCCCAATGGTTAGCCGAGGTCATGCAGGCGGAATGCCAGAACCCGCCGCCCTGGCCGGTCGAACGAGGAGGCGAGGCCCGTGAGCGGGCAACCGATCCCGCAGCAGGAATGGGTTAAGATACGCCGGCGGTATGTCCTGCGGGACCGTCACGCGGATCGTCCGACCGCCGTGGTGGAATTGCAGGCACAGCGCCACCAATCCGCCCTCTGGCGCAGCTTCGTCCTGTTCGTGCCGTGGGGGCCACTGGACCTCCCCATGGTCCGCACCGTGTGCCAATGGTTGGAGTGGGTCCTGCGGCAGGAATTGCAGGACGCCCCCGCCACGCCCGAAGGGGGGCAGACCCCATGAGTCCGGTAACGGGTTGGACCCCCCGGCAACTCCATCACCTGAATCGGGTGGGCCGCCTCGACCGGCGGCATCCGGGCCGGTTTTGCTGGGCGGAGCTCGCCATCGTCGCCGTCTACGGGCCGAAGGCGGCGGGTCTGCACCCGTTGCACCATGCCGCAGCCTCCGTCGCCGCGTGCCGGGCGGACTCGCTGACCGATATGCAGTACTGCTACTGCGGCGCGTGGCATCGCGGGCGGTACGTGGGCGAAGGCGAGGGGGTCGCCGATCATGGCCCGCCGCCCTAAGGGGCCGAGTGCCCCACCCGCCCCCGGCACCCTCGCGGCCGGCCGGGCCGCACGCCCGGCGGCGTGCGACAACCGGCGAGGGATCACGGACGGCACGACCGACATTTGTCTGCTCTGCGGGGCGGTCATGGACCTCGTGACCGCTGTGCGACTCTGGCGACAAGAAGGAGGCAAATAGACCATGGCACGTCAGCGACAGACCCCCCCGCCCCCGGACGACCGAACCCGGCCCGGCCCGACGGGGGACGCGCCGTATGAGACCATCCAGATCCCGTCGGCCCGGCGGGCCACCCGCACCATCCGGCGGGCGGTGGCGGCCTTCTATGACCGCTACCCGGACCTCGACGAAGAGACTTTCCTCGACCGCGTGACGGAGCACCTGTGGGCCATCCCCGGCTTCCGGGACGAGGAACTGCCCGGCGTGGTGCGGGCGATGGCCCGGGCCGAATACACCCGGCTCTTGCACGCGGCCCGGCACGCCGTGCGCCGGGCGGTGCGGTGGCCGGACCCGACCGGCATGATCCCTGTCGAGTGGCACCACTACCGGGTGCCGGTCGCCCCCGGCCGGCGCGTGCCGCTCCTGGACGCGCTCGCGGCCGATCTCAAAGCGGCCATCCAGGTCTACTTGACCAACGTGCGGACCAACACGCGGGAAGTGCTCTTCCTGCGGTCGGTGCTCGGGAAACTCCCCCACGACCGGGCGGTCGTCCATGATCACCTCTCGCCCGCCGACCTCACCCGCCTGTACCGCGAGGCGGAAGCACAGGCGTTCCAGGTCGGGGGCGCGGAGGGCTAATCCGATCCCCCCATCTCTATCCCATCAAGGAGGTCATCCCATGAGCAGCATCTTCGCCGACCACGCCCGCGACCTCTACACCGTCTATGCCTTCACGCTCCATGTCCCCGGCCGGCTGATGGGCGGCGTGCCCAAAGACCCCCGGGTGATTGAAGGCTGGCTCCGCAAGACCACCGGCGTCACCAACGACCAAGAGATCCGGGAGATGGTGCGCGAAACGCTCATCGATCTGGGGTATGACCCCGGGGTGGACATCAACGTCGCCCCGGAGCTCTTCGACGCCGCCATTAAGCAGATCGCCGGGCAGGCCAAGACGAACGGGTTCAAGAGCGACGAGCGGGGGCTCTACATCGAGAGCCGCCAACTCAAGGCGCTCATCAAGGAGTCGGTGAACATCGCGTTTGCCGGCGAACGCTGGGGCCCGACCAAGAAGGCCGCCCGCGCCTTTGTGGCGGAACGGGTGTTCGTGGCCCCCGACCGCCTGTATCTCGGCCGCCAGGAGCCGGATGGCCGGCTCCAAAAGATCGGCCATGTCTACGGGCCGAAGGGGGAGCGGTCCACGCTGACCTACGTGGAATACGTCGAAGACGTCACCATCACCGGCGAAGTGTGGGTCTGGCAAGACTGCATCCGGCCGGACCAGTGGCGGACCATCTGGATCCATGCCGAGCGCAACGGCCTGGGCGCGGACCGGTCCCAGGGCTATGGCACATTTGAGGTCACGCGCTGGGAGCGGGTCGGCGGGTAACCCCCGTCGCCCGCCCCGCCCCCCCCGACGCCGGTTACTCCGGCTAGCCCTTCCTCCGACCGACCCATCCTTTCCGACCCCAGCCGCCCCCGACCACCCTTGCCAGACCCGTCCACGCCTATCCAAGCCCGACCGCCCACAGCGTGCCTGTCCCGCCCGTGCCCGACTATCCTGGCCTATCCAGGCCCCTCCGCTCCCTACCCGACGACCCAAGCCGCCCCGCACCGTCCCCGAGTTGCCCTGCCCGTCCGTTCCTTGCCGGTCCTGGCCCGACAAACCAGTCCTTGCCTCTCCGCACCCGTCCCCGCTAGACCCGACCATCCTCACCAGCCCCAGCCTCGCCAGGCCCGACGATCCGTGCCTGGCCAGACCGCGCCCTTCCGGGCCTACCCGACCACCCTGCCCCTTCCCCCTCAATCCGCCCCAATCCTTGCCCGACCTGCCTCGCCTCCCCATACCGCTCCGGCCCCGACCACCCCGTCCACCCCGGGCCTTGCCGGATCCGACCGACCAAGCCGTCCCCCGACAATCCCGCCCCCCCCCGCCCTTGCCCGACGTGCCTCACCTTTCCTGCCCCTGCCCGACCTCCCTGTCCCCTCCGGCCCTAGCCGCGTCCGACCATCCCTACCTGACCACCCCGGGCCTTACCGGACCCGACCGACCAAGCCGTGCCCCGCCAAGCCCGGCCGCGCCGTCCCAAGCCGCGCCCGACGAACCAATCCGTTCCTGACCCGTCCGCCCCGTGCCCGACCATCCCTTCCAGCCCACTCCTTGCCGTGCCCGACAAGCCGCACCTGACCCGTCCCGGCCTGGCCGTGACCGACTCCCCTGCCCTGCCCGAGCCTGGCCCGTCCGACTCTCCATCCCGATCCAGCCCGGTCCGACCCGCCACCCCCGCCCACTCCGTGCCAGCCCGACGCGCCCGACTCCCCAAGCCCGCCCTCGCCGCCCCAGGCCAGGCCGCACCCAGCCACGCCGCGCCCGACTTCCCAGCCCGTCCCCGGCCGTCCCCGGCCGACACGACGCTCCTCGCCCCGCCAGTCCTCGCCACCCCTTGCCACGCCCGACATTCCTGGCCTATGCCCGCCCGCCCAGGCCCGACTGGCCGTCCCAGCCCCCGCCACCCCTCGCCCGACGGCCCTGCCCGGACCCGCCCACCCCCTGCCGAGCGCGACTTGCCATGCCAGACCGGGCCGATCCAAGCCCGACCCGCCTAGCCCTGCCCGCCCCACCCCTGGGTGACGTGCGCGACGACGCGGCAACCCGTGAACCTGCACCGGGAGGCGACCGGATGGATGGCGCGCAAAGTCTTCATTAGCTCGGACATCAGTTTCGACGAAAACCTGGATCGGGTCGCGCAGGAGAATCCCACAGCTGCCCTGATGTGGCCGTGGCTCCTGACCTACTTCGATGATTGGGGCCGCGCGTCCGCCTCACCGAGCCGGATCCGACGCCAAGTCTTTTCGGCGTTCGCCTTTAGCGACGACGAGATTCGCGCGGCCCTGCAACTGTATGCCCAAGTCGGTCTCATTCTGCTCTACCAAGGCCCGGATGGTCGCGACTACATCGCGATCCCGAAGGACAAGTGGTTCGCGTATCAGACGCATATCCGGGCCGAGAAACGAGACCGCGACCGGTCGAAGTATCCCGCGCCGCCCACCAGTGCCATGGCCGGGCCCACCAGTCGCGCGGGGTCGCGCGAGGATGCGCGCGATGACGCGCACCTGCGCGTACCTGAGCGCGATGACGCGCAACTGCGCGCCTCACCTTCGCCTTCACCTTCACCTGCACCTTCGCCTTCTCCCTCCCCTTCTCCTTCGGAGGATCCCCCCCTCCCGTTTGCTAACGCAAACGGCCTCACCCCCGCTGACGCGGCGGGGGCGGCACCCCATCGGCCAACCGACGCGGCGGCGCCGGCTCCTCAACCACGCCAAGCCCCGCGACGCCTCGACCCGGCGATCCGCGCCCTCGTAAAGACTTGGCGCGACGAACTGACGGCGCAGGGGATCCCGTTACCCCGCGACTGGCACTTGGTGGCGGGCGGGATCCTCACGAGGTGGATCCAGGCGGGGCGGGACGTCACGAGTCTGGCGGACTGGTGGACCTGGGCACGCGACCACCCATACTGGGTCCGGCGCCGCCATGAGCCGGACCTATGGTGGCGCAGTTTCGGCGAGTGGCGGGCGAGCCAAGGAGCCCCCCTGCCGCGCGACCGGCCCAACGGCCGTCCGCGCCACGACTGGCTGGCCGGCGGAGCGGCGGTGGAGGCCCTGTTGCACGCCGACCGGGGGCCGCCGCCGACCGCGACCCCACCGACCGACGAGGAGGGACGGACGGATGACCCACCGTGAGGTACGCGCCTTAATCGCGTTCTGCGTGACCGCGCTGCCAGGGCTGACGGTGCCGCCGGAGCCGCAGCTCTCGCGCATGGTCGCGGTCTGGACCGACCTGCTGGGGGATGTGCCCGCCGATCTCGCCCAAGCGGCAGTGCGGCGGGTGCTGATGGAGCAGACGGGGGCGTGGTGGCCGACGCCGGGCGCGATTCGGGCGGCGGCGGCCCAACTCACCGCGCCCCATCAGCCCAGCGTGGAGGCCGCGTGGGCGCAGGTGCAGGCCGCCGTGCGGCGGTACGGCTACTACCAGCCCGACGCGGCGCTGGCGAGCCTGGATCCCCCGGTGCGGGCCGTCGCCGAGGCCCTGGGGTGGGAGGCGATCTGCCTGGGCGACCCCGACGTGCTCCGGGGCCAGTTCGCGCGGTACTACAGTGCCCACGTCACGGAGGCAGATCGGGCCCGCCGGCTGCCCGTGGACCTGCGCGACGGGGCGTTGGCCGCCGGGAGCCGGGCGGGGGATCCCGGCCCCCAGGCGCTGGCGGACGTGCTGCGCCGGGCCCTCGACCGGGAGGCCCCGGCGTGAGGCGGGCCTTGACGCCGGCGGGCCGGTACGCGGCGGGGCGGCGCTTCGAGTGGGCCTGCCGAGCGGCCCTGGAGGCGGCGGGCTGGACCGTGTGGCGCGTGGCGGGCAGCCGCACCCCCGTGGATCTGGTCGCCCTGCGGGCCGGGGCCCCGCCGGTGCTGGTGCAGGCCCGCCGGTCGGGGCGCCTCGCCCCCGCCGAGCGGGCGGCGCTGGGGGAACTGGCCCAGCGCGTCGGGGGCCTGCCGGTGGTCGCCACGCCGGGGGATCCGCCGCCGGGCATTGCGTGGACGGTGATCGTGGTGCCGACCGCACCCCTGCGGACGGGTGGGCGGCGGTGGGTCCCCTGAGGCGGCCGGCGAGCCCCGCCGGACCGGGCCGAACCGGGTACCCGCCCCAGCCGTATCGGGTGCGGCGGGCCTGCGGGCATTGGGAGACGGTGCGGCTCCACGCGCCCCCGACGGCGTTCCTGCGGGCCTGCGCCCGGACCGTGGCCTGTGCCGCGTGCGGGCGGTGGGAGGCCCGGGATCCGGCCCCGGCGGCGCCGGCGGGCCGCCGCCGGGGGGCCCCGCCGCGACGAAAGGAGTGAGGTCCCATGCGGTGTCCGTTGTGCCAGCGCGTGATCGCCGATTCGGTGCTCGGGATCCAGAGTCACTGGCGGTACGCCCATGGGCAGCGGTGGCAGGTGCCGCCGGGCTACTTCACCCGGCCCCGCGAGCCGGATCTCGCGATCACGGCCCGCCGGGCCCCGGTGCGGGCGGTCCGGCGGCATCCGCCCCGCCCCCAGTATCGGGTCGCCGAGCGGCGGGAGCCGGAGGGCTGAGGCGGATGCCCCGGGTCTACATGGCGGGCAAAATGCTGCCCGACTGGCGGCAGCAACTGGTGCCCGAATGGAGCAAGGTGCCGCTGGGCCAGGTCGTGCCCATGCGCGACGGGTGGACCTACGGCGGACCGTGGGTGGTGCCGCCGCCCCGCCACCACGGGGACGCCCTCCGCCAGTGGCGGGAGGGGCTGGAGCGAGCCGACGCGGTGTTCTGCTGGGTGACGGATGTGCGGGCGTTCAACACGCTCGTCGAGATCGGCGCGGCGCTCGCGTGGGGCCTGCCCGTCGGGGTGTACGGCCCGGCGACGGACTTGCAGCAGGCCCTGCCGGAGTGGTGGTTAGTGCAAGCGTTGTGCCCGGATGTGGCCCCGATGCCGAGCGTGGTGGACGCCTGGGAGCGGTTCCGGGCGTGGGCGGGGACGCGCTGGGCCCGGCCGCCGGGCCTACGACAGGGAGCGTGAGGACTCCATGAGCGTGTGGATGCAGGTGTTCGTCGGGGCCGGGATTGCTCCCGGACTGCCCGCCTGGGTGACGTACCTCGGCCATCTGGCGGTCGGTGCGGGGGCCGGGTACGTGGTGGGCCGAGCGGATCGGTGGTGCAATTGGCTGGGACAGTGGACGTGGCGTCCGCCGGGGTGGTGGGCGAGGCGCCGTTGAGGGGGGTTCAGCGCATGGACACTGTGGCCGAACACGATGACAGGGGCGCGATCAGCGGGTTCGGCGGCGACAACGTGCAGTAGGAGGGATGACGATGCTGTCCTGGCAAGAGATGACGCAGTTCGGGGCGCACATGAATCACCTCCATGAGGAGTTCAGTCACTTGGTGGACAGGACGTTCAAGCTCTGGGGGTACTACCAGGGGACGGCCTGGTTCCTCGGCAATCCCCAGGACCGCGCCCTCTTGCGGGACCGGGCCCCGCGCGAGGTGGCGGAGATGGTCGACCAACTGGAGGCCATCTGGCAGGCGTTTGCCCTCAAGGCGGCCTTGGTGGTCGGCCTGTCCATGAGTCCCGACGATCTGCTCCGGTTGGACGAGGTCGCTCGGCGGCAGGCGCAGGCGGCGTACCAGACGGTCTACGAGCAGACCCTGCGGGAGTTGGCGGCGAGCCTGCCCGCCGGCACGCCGGACCCCGCCTGACGCGCGCGGCGTTCGGGTGGGGCTGGACGGCGGGCGTCACAGCAGGGGTGCTCGCAGCGGCCCTGGCGGCCACGTTCAACGGCTGGTGGTGGACGGCGGGGATTCCCGTGGCATTGGCGGTAGGGGTGATTGGGGCATGGCGGGCATGACGTTTGGCGACTATCTCCGCCAAGCGGAGTGGTCGCGGGTCGCGGAGATTTTGCAACGGGACTATCGTGATGACTTCACGCCGGAGGCCGGGTTCACGTTAGACGGCTACCGGGCGTGTTTTGAGGCGTTCCGGGCTGTCGTCCCAGAACCCTCGGACCTCACGCTGTGTCTCGAACGGGACACATATTTGGATGGCACGCCGATGGTCGACGTGTTCGGCCGCTATCCGGCTGATCCGGATCAACGCTGGGCGGTCGAATACACGGTGCCGGCCGCCGTATGGGCCGGGGCGTTGGTGGAAGCTCCAGACGACATGACTTCTGATGAGGTGGTGGCCCATTGTCTGGCGGAGTGGGCGTGGGGCGGGTTGGATTTGGCGGATCACCAGCCGTTGGAGGGTTATGACGCAGATGCCCACGGACTTCCCCGGTAACGGGGTCCGGGTCGGTTCGCGAAGGGGGGTGAGGCCCATGTGCGTGCATGGCTTCCGGCCTGACGTGTGCCCGCTGTGCAATCCGGTGCCGAAGCCGCGTCCCCAAACCGCCCGCGCGTCGGTGTAGGTGGGGGCGCTAGGAGGGATGATCCCGATGGACGCATCCGCCTGGACGTTTGAGACCGTCATCGACCTGCTGGCTTTGTTCGAGGACTGCCCGGAGACCTTAGGCTGGGCGACGACTCCCGCGCTGGCGTTTTATGTCCGCTGCAATGACGTCTTTGTCTGGGGCGGCGCGGATGTCGAGGCGATTACGCCCGCCGACTTGCCGGATCTCCGCGCGGCGTGGCGAGATTGCCGCGCCTCGGATGAAGAGGGATCGGCGTACTGGCCGGAACTCTGGGTGGCCCGCAAACGGCACCAGCGGCCCCATGGGGCCTGGCTCCTGAATCTCCAGGTACGCGGAGACCTCGCACTCCCCCTGTTTTTAGCGGTGGCCCCGCCGCGTGCGGTCGGACCCGGCAATCCCGTCGCGTTCGATGTGCCGTAGACGGCGGATGGAGATGATGACGACGGTCGTCCGCGATGAAGACCTTCCGACTTTGGGCAGGTGTTAGATGATGTATCAGGACATTGCGTGCCGATTGGTTGAGTTTGTGGGCTATATGGCGGAGCTCGTCTGCACCGGTCGATGTAACGGTGTTGTTGAGCGTGTGCCTGTGACGACAGCGCAATACGCGGGCCTGGATCCACGTGTCGCGGAGGACCATGTCTGCCCGGCTTGCGGAGCACCGACTCAGATTCTGAATTGGGTCGCTGCCTACTGGGATGGCGACCGGGTCCAACCTGCTAGACACCTGCCGCCGGGTGCGATGTATTGGGCCCCTTGGGCGCATTTGCGGTTGGGTCACTGCCTGTACTGGGACAACTGTGCAGGTGCCCATCTCCATGTGGTGCTGCCGAACGGGCTGCATTGGGACATCGACGGCCGCGCTAGTAATTGCACCCGGCCGCAAGATCGGTGGCACCGCTGCTGGGTGCGTGAGGGCGATCCGCCGAGGGTGACGGTCGGCACAAACGGCGACACCTGCGGGGCGGGTGCGGGGTCGATTTTGGCCCGCGATTATCACGGTTTTCTGAGGGATGGTGTGTTGACGGCGATATAGCCGAAGGGGGGTGTTGACCATGGCCCGCTGCGGTCGATGCGGCTCGGCCGACTGGCGGTGGCAGTGGCTGTGGTTTCTCGGGCTGGGCTGGCGGCTGATGCCGGTCTGTTGCTGGTGCGGAGTGGTGTTATGGGTGTAGATCGTGCCGCCCTCAATGCGGCGTTTGCGCGACACGTGGCGCGGGTGCTGGGGCCAGCAGCGGCGTATCAGCCGGCGAAACGGTGCCCACAGGGACACTCGAATATCGATGAGGACTGTGGGGGTTCTGTGGTCGCCATCGGCGACTTGTGTCCAGTCTGCCTGGGCATGGACTGGTGGCCCGAAAGCCAAGCCCCCCTAGAGGACCGGCTGCAGGAGCTCGGGGACCATGCCGATGATCCTGACTGGCATCCGGAGTGGCGTATCCCACCAGGAGAGCCGCAGGACTTCTGCGGCTCGCTGGACCGGACGGTGCCGGCCTTGGCCGCGCTGGGATTGGTCTGGGACCTGAATGGCCCGCGCTATGCGGGGGATCTGGCCGGTGTCGTGGTGCGGGCGGATCCCTGGCCGCCGGCGACGGACGCGGATGTGTCGGATTTGGGGCAGCCAGCCGCCATCGCGACCGCCCTCGTCCGGGCGGCCCTGCGGGTGCTGGGGGAGGTGACGCCCGATGCGCGTGAAGCGGGCACCCCGCCGACTCGTGCGTGAGATTGAGGTCGACGGCGTGGTGCAGACCTGGGCGGGTGCCGACGCTTGGTGGGAGGCGTTCGTGGAGTGGTTAGAGGATCGGGGCGAGCGGTTCAACGGGCGGATTGCGCCCAGGTCCGGCGGGGTGCGCCGAGGCCGCCCTGGCGGGCCGCGCGCCCCCGGCGACGGCGCCAAGCCCGTGCGGTAAGCGGGAGGAGGTGCAGCGATGGCCGTGAGCGTGAAACCCGCGACGCCGGGCCTGTGGGTGGACTTTGGGAGCACGGGCCGGCCCGCCGACTGGTACCAGGCCCTCCAGGCCGGAAGCACGGGCGGTCTGGGTCCGGTGGTCGGGGTGATCCTGGACTGCATGACGGGGGGGTGGCCCACCGATTATCAGGCCGCTCTCGACGCGGGGCTGGAGGTCATGCTGTTCCAGGGATACTGGCCAGCGGCCTGGGCCGGGGGCCCGGGGGCGGCGATGCAACGCGCGACCCTCGCGGTGCACCAGGCCCAGCAGGCGGGCTATCCGGCTGGCGCGATCCTCTGGCTCGACAGCGAGGCGTGGCCGGACACGGTGACCGTGGAAGCCTGGGCGCAGTGGATCAACGCCTGGAGTGCGGCCATTCGCCAAGCCGGGTATACGGATGGAATCTATGTCGGCGCGGGCCAGCCGGCCGGCGTCACCGCCCAGGACCTCTACCAGCGGCTGATCACGCAGCACTACTGGCGGTCGGCCAGTGCGGTCCCGGATGTGGCGAAGCGGGGTTACCAGATCGTGCAGACCCGGCTCGACCTGGCGGTGGCGGGCTATGCGGTCGATCTGGACACGGTGCATCCCGACGCGCTCGGGGATCTCCCGCCGGCCGGGGTCCCCGTCCCACCGGCGACCCCCGCCGCGCCCGCGAGTCCGACGGGTCCTACGCTGGCCCAAGTGGCGGCGGATCTCGCGGCGGTGCAGCAGCAGGTGGCCCAGGTGGCCGACACGGTGCGCCGGCTGGTGACCTGGGCGCGGCAAGGGGGCGCGATCTGACCCATGCCCGGCTTTGACCTCGGCCCCGAAAACCTCGCCGAACTGCTCGGCACGCAGACCCGGCTCGTCCGGCAGGGCAACTGGGCCGTGGCCGCCGTCCTGTCGAGTACCGAACTGGCCGTGGTCTGCGTCCAGCCCGCCGGGGCCGTGCCGTATATCGGCGCGACGCTCGCCGCCGCCTATGTGGGGTGCGAGATCGAGTTCACCACCGGCGTCTTGGCGGGCCTGCCCAACGCCGCCGGGGTGTCGAGCGGCCGGTTCGCCACGGTCTGCACGGGGATCAGCAGCAGCGTCACGAACGGCGTCCTGAGCACCGTGATCACGCTGGCCGACGCCCTGCCCGCGTCCCCCGCGCCGGGCGATCAGTTCGTGGTCTACGAGCGCCCCCCCAGCCTCCCCAACCTGAACATAGCCGCCGTGGGGGGCACGGATGTCCCCGCTGTGGGCGGGGTGCCGAGTGTGCCGGTCACGCTGGAGGGCACGCCGAGTGTCGGCGGGACCGTCACCGCCAACCAAGGCGCGGCGGGCACCCAGGCGTGGCCGGTGAGCGTGACGGGACTCGCGGCGGTCACGACGGACCCCAGCACCGTGGCGAACGTGGCCTATGGCACGTCGGTGACGGCGGGGACGGGCGTGCTCAGCAGCGCCTACAGCGTGCCGCAGAATGGCAGCGTGATCGGGCATGTCGCCTTGGCGAGCGGCGCGACGGCGACCACCGTCCTGTACACCGTGGACGGCACGCACTATGTCGCCATCAACCAGGGCCAGAATCTGGCCCCGGGGGCGGGATATGCCTTCGTGGTCCCGGTGGTGAGCGGGGCCACGGTGAACTTCACGACGGGGGCCAACACCACCCTCGCCGCCTTGCAAGCGTTCTTCGTGCCGACGCAATAGGGTGCCCCATAGGCCCGCAGCGGCCCTCCCCAGAGGGGCGCCGGCTGAGGTATGCTAGGACTTCGACGAGGAGGCGGTTGCGCCGTGCCGCAAGAGTTTCCCTTCCCGCCCCCGCAGGGCCAATCCTTGGTGGTCGGCAACGCGACCCCCGCCGAGGTCCTGGCCGGCGCCACCTTTAGCTCCCAAGCGGCGGGCATTGGAGCGGTCGGCACCATGCCCAACCAGGGGAGTCCCACGCTCCAGCCTGGGCAGACGATTCCGCCGGGGTACTACAGCGGGGGGCAGGTGGCACCAGGCGGAATTCTCCTGGATGTGCCAGCTCTCGTGACGGGCAGCGGCACCACCGAGGCGCTGGTGGTGGCGGATGTGGCCGCGGCGCGGCCAGGGGTGGTGGAAGCCCTGGTCCTTACCGATGTGCCCGCGCCGAGCACGTCTGATGTGGATGTCGTCGAGGTCGTGGTTGCGACGGGCTTGCCCCTGAGTGTCACGGAGACGGTGCTGACCGACCAAGCGGCCCGCACGACGGGTACCGGCACCACCGATGTGACGGTGGCGGATGTCCCATCCGGCCAGCAGGCCGTGACGGAGCCGTTCCCAATTACCGACAGTGCCGCGCAGGCGTAAGGAGGGCGAACAACCATGGCGACGACCGTGCCACCGGCCTCGACTGGGCCGCGTCGGGGGGCCCGCTACCACCCCAACCGGGGTACCGGGGCCATTCACGACGGCGTGCGCGAAGCATATCTGATTGACCCCGTGACCGGCGAGAAGACCTACCTCTGGCAAGGAGGGATGCGCCTTGATCCTCCCCGTGGGCCGCAAGCTGCCCAAGTCCGGCCTGTACATCCCGGAGAGCGCCACCACCAATAAAGACCTGGACTGGCGTCGGCCCCGCACCATTTGGACGGCGGACGGCGAAATCCAGGTGCCGACGAAGCGTCGCCCGAGTCGGGGGCGGTATCAGTCCGTCCTGCGGGCGCGGGTCCGCAACATTTGGGTCAAGGACGAGCACGGTAAGCTCCTCGTGTGGGACCCGCACGGGAGCCTCAACACCATCACCGGCGGCGCGGGGTGGGATATTCTCAATGCGCTGTTTGGGTATTCCGGCATGCCGAGCACTGCCACCACGTACTATCCTTACGCGAGTGGCGTCGCAGCCAATTCGCCCGCGTTCGGGCCAGCCTATAACGATGGCACGTACAACTTTCCGACGCTGGGGCAAATCGGGAACTGGTATAACGGCACGGACACCTATTATCTCGGGTTCGACCAGATTCGCCCCTATATCGCCCTATTCGGCCAGGTGTGGTACCTCCACGGGGCGAGTGGCGGCCTGACCGGATCGCACATCGCGGCCGCCGTGACGCCGCAAATGGGCCACGCCAACTCATCTGCAACATATCTCCAGGCAGGTTATTTTAGTGTGGGCGGCTGGCTGGCTAACCTAAACTCCTCCGAAAACCCCACTATTGATATGTTGTCCCCGGACACGGCGGCGTCGGACGCCATCTCGTTCGGGGCCAGTGGGACCCCGTACATCGAGCACAGCATCACCGTGGGCACGACCACCAGCGCCCAGTCCGTGACCTTCGACAGCGTGGCATGGGTGCCCATTGTCGGCCTCGGGGCCAACAGTGGTACATCATCATCTTACGATGGGGCTGGCACCTATTGGGCCGCCGGGTCCCCGGTGACTACGCCCCCGACCTGGGCCTCCGGCTCGACCACCCCCAGCAGCATCAGCAACCTCCAGGTGTCGGCCTTGTGGGTGATCGGGTTCGCCGTGACGCTGAGTCCCGGCCAATCGTTCGGGTACACGTACACCTTCCAAGGGTGATACCCTTAGGGGAGGGCCGGTCGCTGGGGGAAAGAGGCCAGACCCGTGGTCTGGAGTTCCTCGGAGGGCCCACGGCGTAACGCCCGGCGCGCAAGTCCCCGCCGTCCACTGCCCCATCGGCGGGGAGCCGGCCCTATCCTCGGCCCACCCAGACGGGTGACCGGCGCGACGGCCCGGATCTCCTGGGGTTCGGTCCGCCGACACCGTCGGTCATCGACAGCGGCGCGGGGGATGCGTCAGACGGAGCGACCAGGATGGCGACTGACCTCACCACTCTGCTGTTTGGGACCGCCCGGCCCGCCGCGCCGGACGACGCGACTCCCTCCTTGCTCGACCTGCTGTTTGGGCAGGCGGGCGTGACCACGCCCCGCCAGCAGGCCGCCCTGGAGGCGGCGGCGGCGCAGGCTCAAGCGGCCCTCCAGACCTTCCCGACGCCCCCGACGCCGGCCCCGGTCACCCCCACGGCCACACCCACCCCAGCGGGGCCTGTTATCGTCCGCACCCAGCCGTTGACCAGCGGGGCGGTCGCGCGGCTCACCCTGACCCCGACGCCCATCAACCTCATCCATGCGTGGCTGGCGACCCAGAGTCCCGGGATCGCCGAACTGGTCTACGTCAGCGCCCCGCTGCGCGTGCCCGCCCAGGGCACGGCCACCTTCAGCCTGCCCGTCCCGGCGAACACGGTGCTGGTGCAGGCGGAACCCCTCACGGTGCATAGCACCTACTACCACCCCGGCCTCCTGGTGACCCTGATCGTGGACGACTTCCTCATTGCGGCGGACTACGCGCTCTCCGCCAGCACGGCCAGCAACCTGCCGGAGTGGACCTATGTCGAGCGCGTCATTACGGCCGCGTACCAGAACCAAAGCTGGCGGGATGCGGTGGTGACCAACCGGGGCAAGGCCGTCGCCATGCGGGCCGACGTGTTCCAGGCGGTCTTCCTCCCGCTGTTCAACGCCGTGGTGGCGGTGTACGAGGGCTGGGCGGGGGCGGTCACGGCGCAGGGGCGCGGCCAGACGACCAGCTAGCCCCAGCCCGGGGCCGCCGATAGCCCCGCCATAGGGCCGCGATAGACGCCGCTTAGGCCCCTAGGACCGCGCCGCGCCCGGTCCCCGGCTATCCCCGGCTATGCCGCGTCGGCAGGCCGCCATGCTATAATGGCCCCAGCAAGAGGGCAGTGGTGGCCCCGGATCGGGTTCGGATCCGCGTCCCCGGTGGCTGGCACCGGCGCGCCGACCCCCCCGATCCGGGGCCATCGTGCGTCGGAGGGGGGACCCCCGGCATGGTGGCCTGGGTCTGCGGCGAGTGCGACGAGCGGTGGGAGGAGACCGGCACCGGATCCGGCTTCGGGAAGGCGTTGGCGCACTCGAACCGCCAGAACGCGGGGCACACGATTCAGGGCCTCGTGGATCTGGACACCGGCGAACTCCTGGTCCCGGGGCTGAACCGGCCCCGCGCCGAGCAGGGTGGCTGGATCCAGCGGCCCGCCAAGAAAGATCTCCCGCCCGGCCCCGACAAGACCGAGCGGCTGACCAGCACACCCGCCGTGGGGGATCGGGACCCTGTGCACGGGGCCTCGGCCAAGCGGGCGACGACCGGGCCACCCTTCAGCGGCACCGTCAAGGGCCTCCAAATCGAATTCCCCCTCTATATCGCGGCCTATGCGGCCATGGTCATGGCCCGGCTCACCGACCCGGACACGGGCGAGCCGTACCCGTTCACGGCGGAGGGCATGGCGAAATGCCTCACCGATGTGCTCCGCCTGAGCTTCCAGCGGTTGGTGCCGGTGGCCTTGGGGCTGACGGCCCGGCAACTGGCCGACGCGGCGGTGCGGGAGCGCGTGGCGGCCCTCATTGCGACCATTGAAGCCCAGACCGACACGGCGGAAGTCGTCGCCCTGACGCGGCGGCTGTATGCCTCCGCCTTTGAGGAGGCGTAGGAGGGAGAGACCCCCATGGCGCACGAGACGACGCCCCCCCCGGCGGCGACGCGGGGTGTGGACATGCGGACCGCGTTCGAGGCCGCGTTCAGCCCGTCGCCCGGGGCCCGGCAGGCCAGCCGCTTCGAGGAGGCCGTCGAGCGGGCGGTCGGGACTATGCTGGATCGGTTGGTAACGGAGATTGAGCAGCGCCCGCCCGCGTCGGCGGACGACGCGCGCACGCTGAACCCCGACCGGCTCTTGCAGGTCGCGCTCACGGCCAAGCTGGTCAAGGATCTGACCCGCGAGGGGGACGGGAAGGCGGAAGTGGATGGGGGCCTCGCGCGGGTGATGGAGGCCGTGACCCGGGCGGTGGCCGACACCCAGAAGGCCGTCTTGGAGATTCAGGGCCGCATGCAGGAGAACCAGATGCGGTTCCAGCAGGACTTCACCCAGACGGTCATGAACCTCCTGGACACGATCCGCCAGGAGGCCCGGCGGCCCAGCGAGATCGACGAGATTGCCCGCCAAAAGCTCCTCCAGGATCTCCAGAGCAATCCGATCCAGTCCTACCTGGCCATGCGCGAGGAAATCAAGAAGGAACTGGAGCAGGAGCGGGCGCACCGGGAGCAAGAGAACGTGATCGACTTCGACCACTACCTCCGGGCCCGGGAACTGCGCCTCCGCGAGAAGGAGATCGACCAGAAGCTCGCGGCGGAGGAACGGCGGCAGGAGCGGTTCGCCCAATTGATGAGCGACCTCGCGGCCGTGGCGACGGGGCAGCCGGCCCCCGCCAGCGCCGCAGCGCCGCCCGCTGGGCCGGTCGGCGCGCCGGGGCCGGCCCCCGAGACCCTGGGCCTCGTGCGCGTGGCCTGCGCCGCGTGCGGGCAGGCGTTCGCGATCCCGCAAGCCCCGGCGGTCGGCACGGTGTTGACCTGCCCCTTCTGTGCCCACCAGATTCGCGTGGAGCAGGTCGGCCCCGCCGTGCCCGCCCCGACCGCGTCCCCCCCGCCGCCCGCCGCAGCCCCCCCCGCGTCCCCGGCGGGCCTCGCCGACACGTTGATGGGGGAGTACTGATCGCCGATGGCGGTGCGGAGGGACTGCCCGGCGGACCCGGCCGTGGCGTGGGCCGTCCAATGGGTGGGCCCGTGGCTCGCGGCGCAGGGGCCGGCCCAGGTGCGGCAATGGGCGGAGGCGCGGGCGGATCTCGCGACGCTCCTGCTGGGGCGGTTCCCGCCGTGGATGCGACGCGTGGCCCTCAACCACACGCCGCCCGCCGTGCGGCAGGCGTTGGCGGCGGCGGGGCCCGCCCAGTGGCGGGCGGTCGTGGACGGCCTGCTCGCCCGGTGGCCGGCCATCGGGGTCATCTGTTGGCAGCATGAGGCGTGGTTTACGGCCCAACTGGCGGCCGCGCGGGATCGCTTCCTGCATCCGAGCTAGCGGGACAAGGAGGCCCAGACCATGGCGCAGCAGCCGTTCCCGGCATCCACCAACTACAAGACCGAATATCAAGTGCGGTACCGCCCACCCGGCGAGGGCGGCGGCTTCCCGTGGGGGACGGTGCTCGTCCTGGCCGGGGCCGGCTTGGTGTACCTCGATCTGACGGGCAAGCTGCAACCGCTGCTGGCGAGTCTGCGGGCCCGGTTGACGGGCCAGCCGACTGGGGCGGCCGGCACGCCCTCGACGTCCGGCACCCCCGCCAGCAGCAGCCCCAGCCCGACCGGGGCGTCGACCACGCCTGGCGCCCTCGCCCCCACGGCCGTCACCCTCACGGGGCCCTCCACCGGCACGGTGGGGCAGCCGATCACGGTGCAGGCGCAGGCCACGGGGGTCGGCCATCCCCTGTACCAGTTTTGGCTGTTGCCGCCGGGCGGGGCCCAGCCCGTGGACAGCCAGGGCGTCACGGTGCAGGGCATCCAGAACGGGTGGATTAGCGTCCAGGGCTACGGGCCGAATGCCCTCATGACGTTCGTGCCGGAACGGCCGGGATCGTACCTCGTCGTGGCGTATGCCCGGGATGTGACCGCGCCGAGTCATGAGAACGAGACCCAGCGGGGGATCTACGAGACCCAATCGGCCCCGCTCACGATCCAGGTGACGGCGGCGGGCGATCCCGTGACCGTGGGCGGCGCGGCGTTCGCGGCCGTGCCCCGCCAATTGGCGACCTACGGCCGGACGGTCCAGGTGTACGCGGGCCCGTGGCCGGGGATCCCCGGCGGCGTGGGCATCGCCACCTATGATCCCCGGGGCAACCTCCGCAGCATTACGGTGGGCATCTACCGCCCCGGCTTGCAGGACCAGATCGGCAGTGTCGCCACGGGGCAGTACCTGCCGCCGGGGGCCTATGTCATGGTGACCGGGTAGGGGGGACGGATCGTGGCGGCCCAGCCGATTCCGAGTGAGAGCACGACGACGACCACCACGACGACAAAGTACCGCCCGCCCCAGCCGGGCCTGCTCTCGAACGTACACCTGAGCACCGACGCGGCGGTAATCGGCATCCTCGCGGGGCTGGCGTACCTCTTCACGCTCCGCCGGCCGGTCACGACCGCACCGGCCGCGACGGGGACCGCACCGACGTCCGCCGCGAGCATCGCGGCCACCACGGGCGTCACCAGTCCGCCGCCGTCGCCGCCGGGGGCCCCGGCCGAACTCTACGAACTCGGCGCGACGGCACATAGCGTCCTGGTGGCCTGCTCGCCGGTCACGGGGGCCGTGGCCTACGAGTGGCGCGAGTACGGGACCGACCTGATCCTCGCCCGCAGCCCGACGAACGTGGCGCTGATCGAGGGCTTGCAGGCCAATACCATGTACCAGGTGTACTGTGTCGCGATTGGCTACGACGGCCAGCCGGGGCCGCCGAGCGCGCCCCTGCTGGTCAGCACCACCCCGAGCGGGCCGGTGGTCTACGTGGGCCAACCGCAGCAGGTGCAGGTGGTGCTGCAAATGCTCACCACGCCCGGGGCGGCCCCGAACGCAGGCCAGACGGCCCAGGCATCCGCCACCACGGCCCCCACGCCGCTGGGCCCGGTCACCGTCACGGTGCCCGCGACCACCCCGGTCGGGGTCCCGGTCACGGTGAGTGCCACCGTGGCGAATGTCCCGGCCTCCGACACGGTGACCTGGACCGGCAGTGTCACGGGGCAAGACGGCACGGTGGTTGGGACCGCAAGCGGCAGCGGCCCCAGCTTCAGCTTCAGCGTGACCCCGCTGACAGCACAAACCTACACCGTGACCGTCACGGCGTCGGCGGCAGGGCAACAGGCCACGGGGCAGGCGACCTTTGTCGCGGCCCCCGCCCAGAAGCCGACCAGCGTGACGGTCACTGGCCCGACGAGCGGGACGGTCGGCCAAGTGCTCACCTTTCAGGCGCAGGCGACGGGGGTACCCCGGGCTGTGTACCAGTTCTGGTACTACCCGCCCGGCGGGGCATCGCCGACCAGCGAACCCACGGAACAGAACGGGTGGGTGTCCAGCGGGTCGTATTCGCTGAACAACCTCTTTCAGTTGGTGCCGCAAGAGCCAGGAACCTATTATGTGACCGCCTATGCGCGGTCGGTCACGGCACCGAGCGGGGATCAGGCGTACAAGACCCAAGGGAACACCCTGACAGTGACGGTGACGGGCAGCACATCGGCCGTGGGCACGCCGACCATTCCGCCCCTGACGCCGCACCCGGGAACACCCAACCAGACCCAGTTCAATCAGGTCCCCAGCGGCTATGGGGGTCCGACCGTGACGATCCCGACGCAGACCCCGAATGGACCTGGCACCCTCACCGTGCCCGTGGTGACCAGTTCGGCCCAGATCCCGAGCGGGGGATCGGGGGCCTTCTCCAGCACGGTACTCCAGCAGTTATTCCAGGCAGCCAAACAGTTGCCGCCCGGTTACACGGGGTACATTCGCGTGCCGAACCCGACTGGGGGCTACTATGATGCGTACGCGCAGAATGGGAACATTGCGACCGCCCTGCCGACCGGCCAGCCTGTGGTGATTCAGACGGGCAGCTAAGGGGGGCATTCTCTATGGCGGCAAGCACGGGAAACTTGGCGTTGGACGCGGCTGTGGCCGTGGCCGCCTATGCCTTGTTGTACAAGAAGCCCCTGGGGTATGAGGCGGAGGCGTTCGCGGCGTACCAGGAGGCCCTGGCGATCCCGAGCCGCCGGGCGACCGCTATCGCCAAGATCCAGCAAATGCTGAGCCTCGCCCAGCAGGCGGGGGATGCGCACGCCGTCCAGACGATTGAGGGGTATTTGACCGCGCTGGGCGCGAACCCGGCGGCGGGCAGCCCGTCCGCCAGCCCCGCCCCCGGATCCCCCAGCGGGACGGCCCAGACGACGCCGAGCCCCGCCGCCACCACGCCCCAGGGCGCGTCGCCCGCCGCGACCTTCGCGGCGTGCAGCCAGGGGGACTACCGCTACGGCAGCACCGGCGCGTGCGTCATGCTGATCCAACGGACCCTGAACCAGTTGGCCGCGCAGGGCGTCGTGCGGATTGATAACGCCCCGCTGGCCGTGGATGGCATTTTCGGGCCGGAGACCCTGGCCGCCGTGGAGCAGTTTCAGGCGCAAGAGGGGCTGACGGTGGACGGTGTCGTGGGGCCGGCGACATGGGGGAAACTGCAAAACCCGACAGCGTTTGCGGGCGGCGGTTCTTCGGCCCCCACCCCGCCCTCTGGCAACCGGGCGGCCCCCTTCGGGATTCCGATTGAACGGCCGGCCACGCTTCCGGCCGGGCCGCACGGCTGCCCCACAGGGTATTTCCCCGTCTTTGACGGTGTGACGTACCGCTGGTATTGCGTGCCAGCGGTACCCGACAGCCTGCCCAGCAACGTGGGGTGTCAAGGGCCCCTGTGCTTCGCCTTCCTAGGATTGGGCCGGGCGTACTACCAAGCCCACCCCTACGGCACCTGTACATTGAGTCACCACTACGGCGTGGCCGAATATGAGGGGTGCCGCCTCACCCAGGTGTATGTTCAGACGGGTCCCACGACGCCAAACAACTTGAGCCTCAGCGGGTTTACCTGACACTGAGGGGATAACCGGAGGGCATCCGGGAGGACACGCGACAAGCGTAGGCGATCACCATGTGGCAATGGGTGTTGGGTTATCTGCTCATCGGAGCGGTGCACGGCCTGCTCGTCACGGGCTTGGCGGCCCGGGCCCGCACGCGGTGGCCCCTCTGGACCACGGAGACGGCGGGCGGCTGGGCAGTGAATCTGCTAGGGTGGCCGCTCGTCGCCGTCGAAGCCTTGGTGTGGGGGATTCAGGCCACGTGGGTCGCGTGGCACCAGCGGGGGGATGCCGGCCATGGCCACACGCCTGTTAGCTAGGGGCTCCGGGTTCCCGGACGCTCAGCAGGTCGGCCAAGTGGAACGCCAACAGCCGGCCGGGACGCGCGTGCAACTGCGCCTGACGCTCCGGTCGGTCACGGTGCCCGCCGTCTCGGTCGGCCCGTTGCACCTCGGCGGCCAGACGGTGGCGGCGGCCAGTACCCTGGCCGCCGGGCTGGCGCACTTGGCGAATCAGGTGGTACAGGCGGTGCCGGCGCTCCGGTCGATTCCCACCTGGCCGGGCCGGCCGCTCGCGACCGCCCAGGGGGGCACGGTGGCCCTGGGCTGGGTGACGGATGCGCCGTGGAGTCCGACCCTGCTGGGGGCGTTGGCGGGACTGGGCACGACGCTCCTCGCTATCACCCTGGGCGATGTGGGGGTGCTGCCCGCCGTCGTGCTCGGCGCGATTGTGGGCCTGGGCGTCGCGCTCTTGGTGGGCGGCTGGCAGTTCCTTGCGGAGATCCTGACCGCGCCCGGCCCGGCGGGCCTGCCCTGGGCCGTCTGGGGCCTCCTGGTCGTCGGCGGCGTCTGGGTGTGGCGGGAGGTCACGGGGTCGTAGGGCGGGATAAAGGAGGTCACGGCGGATGGCAGACGAGACCCTGGTGCTCGACCCGGAGCCGGCGACCGGACCCTTGGCGGTGCCGGCGTCCCCGGAGATTACGCCCACGGCGGCGTCCCCCGGCGTGGGCCGCCCGCCCCGTGCGGTGCGCGTCAGCACGTTCCCGGCGGATCTCGCGGATCCCGTGCGGAATGTGCCCGTGCAGGCCGCGCAGGTGCTGATCGGGGCCGAGACCCCCCGCGCGGCGGCCGGGACCCTGCGGGTGACGGCGCTCCTGGCGGCGGGGGCGGCCACCAGCACGGTCAGTGTGTCGCTCGACGGCGGGCAAACCTGGGGGACGCTCAACGGCGGGACCGCCCTGTCGGCGGGCGCGTGGTATGTGCTCACCCTGCCGGTGCACCGGGGCGACGTGATCCAGGTGCGCGTCGATAGCGCGACCCAGGTCGCCTACCTGGCGGCCGATGTCACCGATAGCACGGCGTAGGGCCGGGCTGGTATAATAGGGCCTAACAACTGCATTGCACGGCGGGTTGACGGCGGCGACGCCGGGAACCCGTCTCCGCCCGGAACGGGTGACCGGCAGTGGTGGCCGGGGCGCACGGAGCGCCTCGGCCTTTTTGTATGGCCTGGCCCCGGCGGGCGACCCATCAAGGAGGGACAGGCTGATGGTCAACATCCCGTGGTATCGCTGGGGCGGGGGTGCCGCCGCCGGGGCCGTGGCCGACTACCTCGACGTGCGGACGAAGCCCGTCAGCACCACGCTCACGAACTCGGAACTGTTTGCGGGCTTGATGTTGGTCGCCGACGCCCTGGGCTGGGGCGGGGGCTACCGCGACGCCATCCATGGGGCGGCCGATTGGGCGGCCGGGGCCATTACCGCCGGCATCGTGCGGCGGCGGATTCTGCCGCAGCCGGTGGCGACGGTGGTGACGACGGCGCCGGTCACCACCTCCAGCACGACGACGACGACCACCACCACGCGGCAGCCCGTGCAGACCAACCTCACGGTCTCGCCGGGCGTCGGGGGGGTCCCTGCGAGCGCGGGATCGCCGGCGTTTGACCTGCCCATGGGCGGGTACTAAGGGGGGCTAGCCCGTGGCGGATCAGTTTATCGTTGAGCGCACGTTCTACGACATTACCGACACGGTCGGATTGTCGGCGAACGAGACCAAAACGTACGACGCCAGCGGCCGGGCGCAGGATGGCAATAATTACATGACCCCCAACACCGTCACCAGTTCCACAACCAATGGAGCGGTGGCGCGGGAGGTCACGAGTATCGAGATCATCCCGCCCCAGGACAGCAACGGCAATTACGAAGACCTCCGGGAAGTCAAGCTGGTGCTCGACAACAAGGATTACGGGCACTACATCACGCTCCCCGGCACGGGATCGCACCTCATGACGCCGTTGCGGACGCAATTGCGGGGGTCGGCAACCTTCCGCATCCGCTTGGGCGAACCGTTGTGGCGCGTGCTCCTGGGCCCGTTGGGGCGGGGCGGCGGGGCGAGCAGCAATGTCCCCCTCTTGGCTTCGGCGCCCAAGTATAATCGGGAACTGGGTATCACGGTGTCCTCCCGGTTCGGCGTCACGGGCGCGGGCAGCGGCGGCTTCCGGATCATCGTCAAGGGGTACGAGTACACGGAGGCGGCGTTGGCGTACCTCCAGCAGTTCTGGCGGAACCAAGTCTCCCTCCAGACGATGCGGCGGACCCTCACGGGTCAGCCGGCGCTGTCGTTCACGTACCCGGCCCCCAGCAAGCTCTCCATCAGCACGTGGCCGGGGTTCCCGGGCGGCACGGAGCAGGGGTCCATCAAGATTAACCCCTACTTCCACTTTGCCCTGAACGCCCAAGCCACGTCGCCGAACCTGCCGTATGCGCTCACCACCTTCCCGAGCCTGGGCGGGGCCAACGGCAACGTAGAAGACCTCCAGCAGAACCTGGGGCTGGAGTTCAACCTGAACAACGACGCCCTGTGGGTGCGGGCGTGGGGCGTGCGGGGCGTGCCGCTCCCGCCGGGCCAGACGGGGGCCCCGGGCACACCGGGCCTGAACCTGAGCCGGGCCGGGTGGCTGATCAACGGCGACGAGATCCCGGAGGGCACGGGCCGGAACGGGATCTTCGTCACGCAGGGCGTGAACCCGCTCGCCTTCGGGCAGGCGGCCCCCTACGTGAACGCGCCGAACACGTTCATCCCGGTTCCGCAGTTCCCCGGCGAACTGCTGGTCTACAAGGACAACGCCGTACCGTTCATCGCCGACAACGGGTCGCCCACGCCGGCCTACCAGGTGGCCGTGGCGGTGATCGGCGTGCTCGTGGAGCAGCCGTAAGGAAGGAGGGCCGCGTAAGCCATGGCCGCGACGAAAAGCTATACCTTCGCGCCGGGGGCGGTGAACGCCAACACGCCCACGAATCTCCCGGCCGACGCGCCGCACTTCCTGCGGCTGACCTCGGTGCTGGTCCTGACGGAGGCGAGCGGCGGGTCGGCCTCGACCACCTCGCCCGCGTATGCCCAGGTGATCACCAGCGGCACGCCGAGCGCGAACCAGTTTCTGCTGACAACGGGCGCGAATGGGCAGCAGCAGTGGGAGTACGGATCGGCGACCACGACGGGGACGGTCTTCGTCCTGATCGGGTTCGTCGAGGGCACCCTCGCGCGGGTGAGTTAAGGGACGCCGGCAACGGCCCTCGCGGCAGGCGGGGGCCGTCCTGATGCCGGGTCCGCGACAAGGGGGTCGCAGTGGTGGCGACAACCACCTTCGGGGTTCAGACCATTCGGGATGCCGAGCCCTACTGGCTCCAGCAGGTGGCCTACACGGCGTTGATCCCCAGTGTGCCGGCCAATGCCCAGGTGTCGGTGCAAACGGCGGTCCAACGGTGGAACCCGACCAATGATCCGAAAACCGTCGTGATTCTCGACGCGGTCGCCGCGTCCACCGCGCCCGGCGTGCAATGGTGGATCCAGAACGACAAGGCACTGGGGCGCGTGGATTTAGGCACGGTCCCGCCAGACCTCACGCCGCTTCCGACCGGCCGGGTGGCCGTGGACAGCCTCTCGCATTACCTCGTCAACACCACCGCCGCGCCGGCGGCCAACATTCAACTGTTGTACCGGTACACGATCTGGCACGATACCCTCGCGTGGCGCGTCATGCGGGGCTTGCCGCTGACGGACGAGCAACGGCAGACGCTCCGGTCCCTGGGCCTGGAGACCACGCCGACCGACCAGCGGGGCACGCTGCCCATGACCCTCGACCGCATCATTGAGGGGACCTATCGCCCCCGCCTGATCCGGGCTCCCCTCAACTACGCCCTCCTGGTGAGCGCCAGCACGACGGACACCACGTTCCATACCGAACGGGCGGAGCCGAACCAATTGCTGGTCCTCCGGTCGATTGCGGCGGCGGCGAACGAGGAGGACGGCGTCACGATCACCGTGGACCGCGACAGTCAGCAGGGGGCCATGGTCCTCGACGCGGCCATGTTGCGGATCGACGTGCCGCTCACGGTGTTCCTGCCGGCGACGCAGCACCTGACCTTTCACATCCAGGCGACCACGACGCCGGCGGCCCCCATTCCGGTGCGGCTGGAAATCTGGGCGGTCGCCCTGAGCAATATCCTGCGGCTCCGCCTCGGCCAGGCCACCGCCGAGACGCTGGCCCCGCTGATGGGGGCCGAGCAGGCGCAGAAGCTCGCGGCGGCCGTGCAGGCCGGCCTGGTGTAAGGAGGCGGCCCGGTCATGGAGTTGCACACCATTCGGCCCAGTGCCGTGGTCGCACGCAACAAACTGGTTGCCTTGACCACGACCAGCGCGACCCCGATTGTGACCGTCCCCGTGGGCCTGACGGGCCTGTATCGGGTCGGAGTTTACGGGATCGTGCAAACGGCGGCCACGACCGTCACCGTCAGCGTGACGTATACGGACCCGACCACGGGGAGCCAGCAGACCCTGACGCCGATTAACGGCGTGAGCGAACCCGTCGGGCCGTTTACGGCGGCGGTGACCGTCGCGGCGCAGGGCGGGACCGCGATCAGCGTCACGGTCACGGCGGGCACGGCGAACCAGGTGACCGTCTCGGCGGCGGTGGAGGCGCTGCCCTAACGGGGGCGGGCCGGGACTATGAGTCTCGCCCAGGCCGCCCAGGCGGCGGTCCAGGTGTTCCCGCCCGCGATCCAGGTCACCATGGTCGCGATTGCGGGGGCCGAGAGCGGCTGGGATCCCACGGCGGCGGGCGATCCCTGTACGGCGAATCCGGGGGTCCCCTGTTGCGACGGGTTTACGAGCTTTGGGCTGTGGCAGATCCACACGGTGCACACCGATCTGCTGCGGCAGTTGACGGGGAGCGCCGACCCCTGCGTGTGGCGGGCCTGGCTGAGCGACCCCGTCCACAATGCGGTCGCCGCCTATGCGGTGTACCGGTCGCCGTCCGGCCTCGCGAACTGGACGACGTATACGGACGGGGCCTACCGCGCCTATTTGGCACAGGCCCAAGCGGCCGTCGCCCAGGCCCGGGCCGGGGCCGGTGCTGGCGGCGGATCCCCCGCCGGGGTCCTGCCGGGGTTGACGGGGGTCCCGCTCCTCTTCTGGGCCGGCGTCGTCGGGGCGGCGTGGTGGGCGTGGCACCAATTCAGGGGGTGACACGGGATGGGCTTTGTGGATGACGCGCTCCGCTATGCGACGCATCCGCAGGTGTTGCCGCACCTGGTGCGCCTCCTGAGTCCCGGCCCCCAGCAGCAGGCGGCGGGCTATCAGGAATTGGCGACGGAGATGCGCCGGCTCCGGGAGACGTTGACCCAACAGATCGATTGGCGGGCTGGGGCGGGGGGGGCGGCCGGATCGGGCCCAGCGGACGCCGGGGCCCCGCCCTCGGTCGCGGCCGTCCGGGATCAGGTGGTCCGCATGAGCGCGAGCCTCAAAGAGGCCCTGCGGTTCGCGCGGGAGGACGGGCTGGCGCACCCGGAGGTCCAACAGCGCCTGCGGGATGTCCAGCAGTGGGGGCAGGGTTTGCCCGCGCTGGAACGCTTTGACCTGGCCCCGGAGCGCCTGGCGGACCTCCCCCCGGCCGAGCAGGCCCGGTGGCGGGCGGCATTGCCCCACCTGCGGCGGGCGCGGCAGGCGGCCGTGAACCCCGTCGCGTCGGTGGCGGATCTGGAGGCGGCCGCGGCGGCCTTGGGGGCGGCGGCGGCGGGCTTGCAAACGGCCGTCCTGGCCCCGGCCCCGGCGGCCCCGCCGGCGACGCCGGCCCCGTCCGGCCCGACCCCACCGCCCTATTCCCAATACGCGCCGGACATGGAGCGGGACACGGGCTGCCTGCCCTGCGGGAACGCCCACCTCGCGGGCGTGGCGGCGGTCGCCGACAAAGCGGCCGAGCTCGTGCGCCAGGGGGTGCCGGTGCACGATCCCCAGGTGGCCGACCGGCTGCGGTTCGTGCAGGAAGAGTTGCAAGCCCTGTATGACTACGACTGGACGCCGGAGAAGATTGCCCGGTCGCCCGCCGGGGATCGGGCGATTCTGGACCGTTTCGCGCCGCAGGGGCAGGCGTTGCTCGCCCAGGTGAAGGCGGCGACCACGCCGGCGCAGGTCGAGGCCGCCGCCGACGCGATCCGCCAATGGGCCACCGCCTATGCGGAAGCCGTCCGGCAGCGGACCCCGACGAGCTTCGGTGTGTGGACGCCCACAGCCCCGCCGCCGCCGCGCCAGACCGTCGCGGTGGACCCGGCCCGGCACCCCTGGTGGATTCGGCAGCCGACCGCCGCCGAGGTCGCGGCGATCACGGTGCCGCCCGACGTGCCAGCCGCGTATGACCGCCTCGCGGCGGCCCTCCAGGGGTGTGGGGTGCGGATTCGCTACCGGGCGTTGCAGGCGACTCCCGACTACATCCTGGAGGGGCAGTACACGCCGGACAACGAGAGTATCCTGCTCGCGCCGGCGGCGCTCAGCCGGGACAGCTACGCCGTCCAGACGCTGGTCCATGAAGGGGCGCATGCGCTCCTGCATGACCGGACCTGCCTGCCCGCGCCCCCGGCGGATCACACCCGCCAGGAGCAGCAGGCGGAAGCCACCACGATTTTGGCAATGACCCTGGCGGGCTTGCCCATCGAGACGCGGGAGGGCGAGCTCATCCCGGCCGGGAGCCGGCAGATTGACTGGGCGGCACTGGAACAGCAGTGGGGGCCGGGCGACGCCGCGAACATGCGATGGGCGGCGCAATGGCTGAGCCAAGCCCTGACGCAGGGTATGGTGGTTTGCGAGACATGCCCGGTACCCCAAACGGGCGGTGGAGGGATGTAAGATGGCGGCACACCCCACCCGAGTGCAAATCAGCACAGGACGGAACGGCGTGCTCTTCTTGGGGGCAGTCGTGTTTGGAGCCTGGGCCCTAGGATCCCTGTTCCATTTCGCTCCGAACCCAGGCACGCCGTTGACCCAACCGCTCGCGACTCCCGGCACTGGTTCGGCACCGGGCACCGTCTACACGCCGCAAGGCGCGACGGGGACGCCCCAGACGGTCACGGGGGGCACGCCCACGGTGGCGAACCCCAGCACGTATGTCGTCCAGCCGGGCGACACGCTCAGCCAGATCTCGGCGCGGTTCTACGGCACGGCCGCCTATTGGCCGGGGATCTACCTCGCCAATCAGGCCGCGATTGGCCCGAACCCGAACGTCCTGCGGATCGGCACCGTCCTGGTGATCCCCGCGCGGAGCACGGCGGCGGCCCTCACGCAGGCGTACCGTGGGTGAGGCCCGGTGGATGCGCGCGAACCCCGGTACGACACGCCCCCCTCCGGCTGGCTGTGGGAGACGGTGCAGGAGTTGACCCGGCATGTCGCGGCCTTGACCCAGGCGGTGACGGACACGCGCGAGCAGATGGCGCGGTTGCGGGATGAGCTCCAGGCCGTCCGGCGGGAGCTGGCCCAGCGGGGGGCCGACTGGCCGCGCGGGGCCGTGGTGGTGGTAACGGCGTTGGTAGCGGTGGTCGCGGCCTTGCTGGGGCACGCGATTCGTTGGTGACGCGGGAGGGATGCCGCATGCCGGAGGAACTGAGTCTCGCGGGAGCCGATTACGGTCGGGCCTTCTGCCTGAGTCCCGACCGGGCGAGTCTGCCGTTCCCGGAACTATCGGCCGTCGAGCAGCAGTGCGTCCGCACGGTGGGTCTCCGGTTCCAGGAGGACGTGGAGCGGCGGCTGGGCCTCGCGGGCCCGCCGGGGAGTACGGCGGACCCGCCGGTGATCCAACGGCTCCAGGTTACCGGCCCGACCGGGCAGACGGTCGGCCACGTCACCTTTGCGGACGGCGCGGTCACGTTATGCCTGCGGCATGAGCGGCCGACCGCCACGGGCCAGCCCGCCAAGGCGTGCGATCTCGTCGGGTTCGGCATGGACGGGTTCTACGCCGTCCAGGAGACGCTGGAGCACTTGGGGTTCCACACCACGCCGGCTCCCTCGCCGCCGCCGGGGCCCGCCGCCGCCTAACGGCCCATGGCGGGGCCCGCATCTTGCCCGCTGTGCGCCGCGTGGCACGCCTGGCGGGCGCGAAGGAGGTCCAGCACCATGGCGACGCCGCCGGTCCCCTCGGGCCCGGGCCCGTATTCGACCCCCCTCACGGATGCGGTCAATGTGCAGGCGCTGGGCGCGGTCGGCAACGGGACGACCGACGACACCGCCGCGTGGACGCAGGCCATCGCGGCGGCGGGGCCGGGCGGGCTGATCTATGCGCCGCCCGGGCGGTATGCGGTCAGTGCGCCGCTCACGCCGCAGTCGGGGCAGACCTGGATCCTCCCGGCGGGGGTGGTGTTCGTGCCGCGCGCGGACACCGCTGTGATCCACGCCTTCGGTGTGCTCCATTGGCGCGTGCTCGGCAGCCTGCGCGTGGAGGACCCCGCCGGCCTCACCCAGACCCAGCCGGCCGTGGTGTTCGACGGCGGGTCCCGGTGGTGCGTCGTGGACAGCCTAGAGACGGCGCAGGTCGCCGTGGGCGTGTCGCTCCGGGACATTAACGAGAGTCACTTCGGGCGGATCCACGTCGTCGGCGGTCGGCGCAATGGGATGGTGATCGAGGACGGAGCCGCCGGCCAGTGCAACGTCCACGACAACCGGTTCGCCAGCGTCTTTGTGGGGGGGCCGGGCCCGACGGCCCCGTCGGAGACGCTGGTCAGCGGGTACGGGATCCTGTTCACGGCCCAGCACCTCGGCACGGTCGGGGGCAATCGGTGGGGGCAGGTCACGGCGCTGGCGTGGCCCCGCGCGGGGGTCCAGGTCCAAGCCGCCGGCATGATCGAACAGTGGTGGGACACCTTGATCGCCGATTCCTGCGGGATCGACGGGGTGCATTTCTACGGGGGCACGGCCAAGTTCTTCGTGGGGACCCTGTGGGTGAGCACGAATGGTAGCCATGGCCTGTACTGCAACGGCACGCCGCAGAACCCGGTCGAGCACATGGAGATCGGGCAAGTCTACGCGCACGGCAACGGCGGCGCGGGGATCTTCTGCGACAGCGATGTCCGGTACATGACGCTGGGCAGCGTCATCCTCCATGGCAACGGCGACGGCCTGCGGTTCCACAACCGCACGCACCATCTCGCCATCGGTCGGCTCCTCGCCCACGGGCAGACGGGTGTGGATGTGACGGACCTCGGCGACACCTCCAGCACAGCGGTCGTGATCAGCGTCCTGGATGCCGCCCGGGTCCGGCTCGCGGCGACCCTGGCGAGCGGCGGCACCGTCGTGACGACACGGGTGGCCTAGCCGGTGGTATAATCAAGCCAAATCCCATAACCTGAGCCGGTGGTGGGCAGTGGTGGCCCGGCCAAGCATGGCCGGGCCTTTTTGCTGGGTGCCCTGCCGCCGCCCAGGGGCGGGACGAAGGAGGGACAAAGCAGTGGCGACGCTCGCGAGCGCCGAACAGAAGTGGACGCGCAAGACGGCCGACGCGGGGCCCAAGTGGGCGGCGGCTGTCGCGGGCAAGGGCGCGGCGTACTGCGCCGGCATGCAGCGGTTCCTGGGCGGACCCGTCCCAGGGTGCCCGGCGGCGGCGTATGACGCCGGGGTGCAGGCCGTGGGCGCGGCGGGCTTCCAGCAGGCGATCCAGGGCAAGGGCTCCAAGTGGGCGGCCCGGATGCAGGAAGCCTTTATGCGGGGAGTCGGGTTCTAGTCGGGGGGGCGACGCCGAACGCACGACGACGCCGCACGCATGCGGCTCCCAACCCAAACCGACGGGGAGGCGGGCGGGGACTTTTGCCCCGCCTGTTTCTACTTGCTCCGCCACCTGGCGCGGCACGGCGGGCGCTGGGCGGCGTGCTATGACGACTATCTCGCGCCGCCGCCCGGGACGACGCGCGAGGCGGTGTTCGCCGCCGTCTGGGCCGCCGCCGACCCGGCGTGGCTCCGGGCCCAGCGGGACCAGGTACAACGGCTCCTCCGGGCGCGGAGTGGGGAGGCGATCTAAGCCATGCAGCTGAAGGGTCTGCTCGGCCACCTGTTGGAGGACGCCACGGTCACGGAAGAGGATCTGCGGCGGGCGCTGTGTGCGGCCTTGGGGTGCCAGGCGGTCGCCGGGCCTAGCTCGGCCGCTCCGGCCCCCGCGCCCGCCGCGCCCCAGGCGGCGACACCGTTGGATCTGCCCGGGGCCTGGGCCGCCCCGGACGTGGGGCTGTTTGATGCCAGCCTGACCTGTCAGGTGCAGTTGAGCGGGCCTCAAAACCAGACGGTGACCACGGCCATGCTCCTCGACACCGGCGCGTCCGTCACCATGCTCAACGGACAACTGGCGGAGACGCTGGGGCTCCCGCACTTCGGCACGGAGAACGTGAGCGGGGTGGCGGGGTCCGCGAGCGCCTATCGCTCGCAGGTCACCCTGGCTATCGCGGGCCATGTGTTCCCCGATCAGCCGTGCGTGGTGGATCCCAGCTACACCACCGGGCCGCCCCTGCTGTCGATAGCGTTTCTCGCCCAGAACGGCCTCGGGGTCGTGGTGCTACCCCGGGCCCGACAAATCGTGTTCCTGCCGGATAAGGAGGGGACGGACTCATGACTGTCACACGGGTGGTGATCGCCCTGGTCGCGGCCCTGGTCGCGGGGCTGAACCAGGCCCTCGGGTGGCATCTCTCAGCGGCCGACGTGGCCGGGGTGGTGGTGCCGCTCGTCATGCTCATCATTGCGGACATGCACCACGAGCGCGCGCAGTCCCAGCAGTACTATGATCGGCTGATCGGGGGCCTGGTGCCCCTGCTGCGCGACGTGTTGCAGGCGGCGGGCCAACAACGGGTCCGCCCGGCCGCGACCGCTGCCGTATCGGATGCGCCGGAGGAGTCGCCGAAGGGGTAACATCTGGATGAGCCGGATTCAGGCCAGGACCGGGAATGCCAAGTCGAGCGGATTCCCGGTCTCTGTGAGCGGAGCGGGCGGGACGCCGGTACTCCTGTGCCCGGTGGGGCCGGGTGCCAGTACGGATCCCCGCACGGAGCCGACCCGCCGGGCCCGCGCGGCATTGGCCCCCCGCTGGACCGCAGCGGGGGGCCTTGTGTGGGTGGTGCCCTGCGGCGACGACGGCCGCTATGAGGCCGCCGTCCGGGCCGCGTGGGACGATCCGGCCGTGGGCGATCTGGTGATCTGGGAGCATGACATCGAAGCCACGCCGGAGGCCCTGGGGGGACTCCAGACCTGCCCGCTGCCGCTCTGCGCGGTGGCCTATCCCCTCTTCCACCCGCGCCGCCAGACGCAGGCGTGGGCCACGGCGTGGACCCTGATCCGCGAGTCGATCTACGACCC